GGGAATGGAAGACGATGACTTATTTTGGAGATGTGTATTAGAAGGATATGCTAATGATTCATATATGAATTATAATACTACTATTCAAAATTATTTACATTTTAATGGTAAAGCATCTTATATTAAAATTGAAAAAAACAATACACTTCGAAATTTAACATCACGTTCTCATACAATATCAGTTTTAGTTAGAGCAAATCAACAAGAGGAAAAAGTTCCCATTTGGTTAATAGGTGATGATGATAGGCGATTCTGCGAATATCCAATTATAAGAAGACCTGGTTTTGATTATGGAATTTCTTATAATAATAGTAGAGCATATACTGCACAATTATGGGATAGTGAGCAAAATCACTTATATCAATGGATAAAACGTTATGAAAACCAATGGAGTTGGGTAACCCTATCAGTTGATTCCGTAAATCAAAATATTCATTTCTATTTAAATGGAAAAGAATCAGATGCAAGACATGGAACTGGTACAACATCACCACTTCATTATGATAATCGTTTAAAGAGTTATGGTTTAGATGATTACTATATCGGAACAACTACTTCAGTTGGTAAAAACGAACCCAACAAATGGTTTAAAGGTGATATAGCAAAGATTATGATGTGGAATCGTAAATTAGAAAAAGAAGAAGTTGAAAATTTACAAAATGAATTACCAAAAAATGGATTAGTATTACATTATGATTTTAATAATGAAATTGATGCTAGAATTGCAACTGATTTATCTGGAAATAATATAAATGGCGAAATAAAACGTTGTGAACTTAAATCAGACCAAATTAAAATCCCATATACAATTATTCCATTTAGAAGACAAGGCAGATTACGTTGTTTACCACATCAAGATGAAGGATTGATTAAAGTAGGTGGAGTTGATAAGTGGGCAAAGGGAGAAACAACTGCACGAAACGAAAAAAGATATGTTTTACAAATGCAACAAGGTAGTTGGGATTATAAATCAGATGGTATTGCTCAATTAAAATATGAGTTGGTAAGTATCGATGAAATAGCCCCCAAAGCAAAGTTGGTAAATGTAAAATTGTAATATATATAAATATACAAAACGAAGTTATGGTAGAAGAAGAAAATATAAAATCAACGGAACTTAAAAATTCATTAACTGGCGAAAACCCATTTTATTTAGGGGTTAGAGAGAAATTAAACGAAACTGGAAATGGTATGTGTTTGGCTAAATGGACACAAACTACATTACACTTACAATTGGGTCATACTCATTCATGTCATCACCCCCGTACACACCCAATTCCTACAAAAGAAATTGCACGAAACCCATCTGCATTACATAATACCCAATATAAGAAAAGACGAAGAAAAGAGATGTTAGAAGGGCAACGTCCTTCGGAGTGTGATTATTGTTGGGGAGTAGAGGATAACTCAGATAGATTTTCCGATAGAACATTTAAATCAGCAGAAAGTTGGTCTTATCCATTTATGGATGAAATTAAAAATTCGGATTGGAGAGATGATTATAATCCAAAATATGTAGAGGTAGCGTTTTCAAACGCTTGTAATTTTAAATGTTCATATTGTGCACCTGCCTTTTCATCAAAATGGATGGAAGAAATTGAAGAGTTTGGAGCGTATCCAACAACTGACGGATTTAATTCATTAGAATATAACAAATCAGAAAACAAAATGCCAATAAAACATAGTGAATTAAATCCCTATGTTGATGCGTTTTGGAAGTGGTGGCCGGATTTATACAAAGACCTACATACCTTTAGAATTACTGGAGGAGAACCCCTTATGAGTAAAGATACATGGGATGTATTAGATTATATAATAGACCACTCAGACCCAAATAGAAATTTACAACTTGCTATCAATTCAAATTTAGGAGTACCCGATAAATTAATAGATAAATTTATTGATAAGGTAAATAAAATTTGTGATGAAAATAGAGTTAGAGAATTTATTATTTTTACATCATGTGATAGTTGGGGAGAACAAGCTGAATATATTAGACATGGATTAGAATTTAATAGATTTTGGGATAATGTAAATAAAATATTAACCCGTTGTCCAAGAGTAAATCTTACATTTATGACAACGTATAACGCGTTATCAGTTCCAAACTACCATAAATTAATTGATGGGGTATATGATTTAAAAAAGAATTATGGTTCGGCTGATAGATATTGGCAATCTGCTGTATTTTTAGATACATCTTATTTAAGATATCCAACCCATCAAACAATTCAAGTTCTTCCGTATGATTTTGCTGATTTAATTTTTAAACAGGCACAACGAGCAGATTTTTTATCAGTACCTTTATTTGAAAACAAATATATTGGATATTCCGATATAGAAATTCAAAAAATTAAAAGAACATATGATTGGATGATTGCACCAATTGATGATAAAAAATTATTTGAACAACGATATAATTTTGGAAAATATTTTGAAGAGCACGATAAACGTAGAGGAACAGATTTTAAAAAAATATTTCCAGAATTAGCCGATTTTTATGAATTTACTAAACAAATTAAATTATGATTATAAATGGAGATTCAGTTTGGTTCGTCCCACCTACAAGTAGATATGGATTAAGTAAGGTATCATCAAGACACCTTACTAATAGTGATTTTACATTTTTATGTCAAATAAAGGTAGATTGGAGTAAACTGAAAGAAAATTCAAATACACAAGAAGCAGCAGTAATGATAAAAAATGGAAAACATTTAGGTATATCAGTTGCTAAAACCGGCGATAATTTTAGAATCGTTAAAGGTGCAGTTTGGGTTGAAACTGAAACACCAGAAGAAAAAGGTATATGTCAAATTGTTATACCATTGAATGATGTTATAAATACACCTGATATTAGTGAGGAATATATTAATTTAGTTTTTTCATATGATATTATTAATCAAAAATTACAATTAATTGTAAACGACCGTAAAAAAATAATTGATGTTCCAAATAAATTAATAGATTATAATTCATCTTGGTTATGGATTGGATGTGCAAACCCATTAGAAAATTCATCAATAGAACATAGACATCATTTTTTTGGTGAATATAAATTAATTGGAGTATATCAAAAATATTTAACAGATTATGAAATTAAAGATGCTTTTGCTAAGATAATAATACCAGAACACAAACCTATTGCCTATTATGATTTTAATGAAACAACTCCATATAAAATTTTAGATATTACCAATAATGGTAATAATTTAAATAAATACGATAAAGAATGGATGGACAGCAATTAATAAAAAAAAATATTAATTTTGTGTATGAGTTTAAAACTCCAAATGGGTTTTTACCATTGGGTTATAACAAATATACATTTCCAATTAATGCCTTTGATAGTATAGAAACAGTTAGAGATGAAGATTATGTACTCATAGTTAACTCATCAAACGACCCGGCAAAGTATTATAAAAGAAATAGTAGTTATCCAATTAAATTATATGAAAGAGGAAGACATTTAAACCATATATTAGTTAATGATTTAAACGATGAAACAATAAATGAAGATGAAATTTATTTATTATGTTTCGAATCATTTTCAACTCAAGTTTTATTTGAGTATTATGGAAATGAAAATAATAAAATTGAAAATATGATATCTTCAAAATTATTAAATTTAGTTAAGAAGTATCCAAATTTTAAAATAATGTTTGTTGATATATGGGAAGGTTCATATGAGCATAATATTGAATTTTTTAAAAAAATAAATGAATTTTTAGATAGAAATTCAATATCACATATAAACAAAATTATAATAAGTACGGTCAATGGATTAATTGAAAACGTTAATAATAGTACATTAAACCCAAATGGTATTAAAAGAATCAGTACATTTTGTAATGATAGTTATATAAATGAATCTGGTAAATTTATCTCAGAATTAAGAGCAACTAAAAATAAAGAAATTGTTTCAAAGGAATATATCTATTCGTTACAATCAGAATTAAAATTAGAACCAAAACCCAAGCGGTTTTTAATGTATAATAGAAATACATCAAGATTACATCGCCCTTGGTTTGTAAAATTGTTATTTGAAAATAATTTATTAGATGATGGATATATTTCTTTAATTAAAAATGAAGAATTTGAAGAATATATTAAAAAAATAGATGAATCAGTTCCAGAATTAGATTTAACTAAATCGGATTTTAATGATTTAAAAGAAACATACAAACAATATTATCCACTAACAATTGATGAAGAAGATGGTGATACGATTGCTTGGTTTCATAATTATTTAAGTAGAAAAAAAGAATATGAAGAAACATTTTTTTCAATAGTTGGTGAAACCAATGCTGAAAAAAGTTATTTGTTTATAACAGAAAAGACTACAAAACCAATTATGAATTTACATCCATTTTTTATTGTAGGTTCACCATATAGTTTAAAATATTTACAAGATTTGGGTTTTAAAACTTTTTCTAATTTTTGGGATGAAAGTTATGATAATGAAACTAATTTTAAATTAAGATGTGATATGATTATAAACGAAGTTAAAAAACTTTGTAATAAATCACAAGAAGAAATGATTGAAATGATTAAAAATATGGAAGATATATTAATTTTTAACAAAAAATTATTACATTCTTTTTATAATAATAATAGAAATGAAAATATGTTTAGAAACAATTTAATAGATTTAATATGAATGTTTTAATTACAGGTGGTGCAGGTTATTTAGGTTCAGTTTTAATTGAACGTTTATTTAATAATGGTGGAGTTACCAAACTTACAGTTTATGATAATTTAATGTACAATCAAACATCATTAATACATTATAGTTGGAGAAAGAATTTTGAATTTGTTTATGGGGATGTTAGAGACCAGGAGAAACTTTCAAAATATGTAGATGAGGCGGATGTTATTATCCCTCTAGCAGCAATTGTAGGATTTCCTGCATGTGATAGAGATAAAGACCTTGCAACTGCAGTAAATTATACTCAGGTAAAGTTTATTTGCAATAGAATAAAGAATACTAATAAAAAGATTATATACCCCAACACAAATAGTGGGTATGGGATAGGAGAGAATGGTGAGTGTACTGAAGATAGTCCACTAAACCCCATTTCTCATTATGGTGTAACCAAAGTTAATGCTGAGAGAGAAGTATTAAACTATGGTGGTATTTCAATTAGACTGGCCACCGTCTTTGGTTCATCACCACGTATGAGAATGGACTTACTTGTTAACGAATTTGTTTACAAAGCATTAACTGATAAGTACATCACCATTTTTGAGAAAAATTTCATAAGAAACTATATTCATATTAGAGATGTTGCAAATACATTTGTGTATATGATAGAAAATTATGAAAAATTAAAAGGAGACGTATTTAATGTAGGTCTTTCAAATGCTAATTTATCAAAACAACAATTAGTAGAAAAAATCAAAGAATATGTACCTGATTTTGCAATCACATATTCTGATTATTATGAAGACCCCGATAAAAGAGATTATATTGTTTCCAATGCTAAATTAGAATCATTGGGTTGGACTCCACAATATAGTTTAGATGATGGAATCGTAGAATTAATAAAAACATATAAAATTTTAATCCAAGACTTGTCTTCAAAGTATAGAAATGGATTCCCTTTAAGTTATGGCAATAGGACGTAGTATATTTTACAAAGAACGAGAGTGGAATGACTTTCACTATTACAATGGATTGGTATTACCAGAGATAAAAATCGTACAACCATCCACATATTATGAATATAGAGGTTCAATCTCTACAACTTATCACTCAGAGTATTATGACCGTTTGTTGCCCGCCGCTGAACGCAACAATGGGTTAGAATTTAAGCATGATAGGTTCTCAAAATCAAAGGTAGGAGTATTGAGAGGAATGCACTATGATGAAAAGACTTGGAAATTAGTAAGTTGTCTGCATGGTCGTATATATTTGGTTGTAATGGATGTTAGACCAAACTCACCAACCTATGGTAAATGGGAATCTTTTATAATCTCACCCGAAACCGGAACACAGGTCTTAATTCCACCAATGTTTGCTAATGGCCATTATGTGATGGAGGATAATTCTATCTTTTTTTACAAAATGGCATATGAAGGTGAATATAACGATGAGAATAAACAAAAAACAATAGTGTTTAACGATAAACGATTTAATGTTGAATGGCCTGTAGCACAACCAATACTTTCAAATAGAGATAAAAATGGAAATTAAAAATTTAAATTATCATGAAGACCGATGGGTAGATAGTAATCTTACTAAAGAACAACTCATTCAATTTGAAGATGATATTATTAAACATTGGGAAGCAGGAGATATTAGAGGCCCAATACATTTATCAAATGGAAATGAGGATGAATTAATAGAAATATTCAAAAAAGTGGGGGTAGATGATTGGGTATTTTCTACTTGGAGGTCTCATTATCATGCACTTTTACATGGAATTGATGAATCTTGGTTAAAGGATGAAATTTTAGATGGCCGAAGTATCACAATTGTAAATAAAAAGTGTAATTTTTACTCTTCAGCTATTGTAACTGGTATTTTACCTATTGCTTTGGGTGTTGCTAAATCAATTAAACTAAAAGGTGAAGATAAAAAGGTGTGGTGTTTCATTGGTGATATGACTTTTGAGACTGGAATTTTTTATGAGGTGCATAAATACGCTAGAAATCACAACTTACCTCTTTATTTTGTAGTTGAAGATAATGAAGTTTCTACAAATACACCGACATCACACACTTGGGGAGAAATTCAGAGAGAAATACCAGAAGATGTTATCTATTATAAATATAAATCAAAATATCCACATTATGGAACAGGAAAATGGGTAGTATTTTAAATTTTGTATTCTTAAAGAATACATATGAGTATAATGGAGATGAAAGTTATGCTATGCAAGGCCCAATTTTTAATTATATTCAAAGTAAAAATTATTCTTACACTATAAATTCTGAAATAAAGATAGGTTATAGAAATATACTATTGATTGAGGGTAATCAAAAATTTCAAACCCTATTAAACATACCAGATAGTGTATATGATTTTATAAAAAACAATGATGTAAAATTATTATTTACTTCGATACCCGACCCATGCAATATAAGTAGCTTTATCGAAGGATTTGAATACATAAAAACAAAATTATCAAGTAATAAATACCATTTAATTGATAGTAATAGACGATTGGAAGGTATCCTATCATTTGATTTCTTTTTAGAAGAGTCTACATGGAATAGGAATCAATATTTTAGAGATACTAATAATGATTTAGGATATATAAGTAAAGAAATACAATTAAATGAATTAGAAACGTATAGACATAAAAAATTTATTTGTTTTAATAGGGCATTAGACAAAGAACATAGAATATCTTTATTAAACGAATATCTTACTGGAAATTACTCTGATTCATATTTTACTTTTTTATTAAAAACTGAAGGTTATGCTAGAATTTATGGTACTGAGCATGATAATGATAAAAAAGAACAAATAGATATTGATTTTTTTAATAGTAAATTACCAATAGAGTTAGATACCCATAAAATATTAGATAAATGCAATTTTAGAGTAAATGATACCTTTAAAAAAGAATTATTTTTAGATTCATGTATAAATTTGGTAACAGAATCATCATTTGAACAAAATGAATTATTTGTTTCCGAAAAAATATTAAAACCAATATTAAATTATCAACCATTCATAGTTTTTGCCGGATATGGGTATTTAAAACATTTAAAAACCTATGGTTTTAAAACTTTCTCTGATTTTTGGGATGAAAGTTATGATGATATAGAAAATTCACAAGAAAGATTTTTTACATTGTTACAATTAGTTAGAAAATTGAATGAAAAGAGTATTATTGAGTTAAATGAATTATACAAAAATTTAAAAGATATATGTATATATAATAGAGAAATTTGGAACAAATTAGAAATCAATAGTTTAGATAAAATATTAAAAAACATAGAAAATGAATGGTAAAAAGGTTTTGATAACAGGTGCCAACGGATTAGTTGGTAATTATATGGTTGATAAATGTATTCAAAGAGGAGCATTTGTAACTGCAGTGGATATTCACACTCCAGAAAATCAATTAGAAAAATACAACGTGGATAACTATCAGTTTATTAAAGCTGATTTACGTGAATTCAAAAATTGTAAAAGAGTAGTTGAAGGGCAGGATATAATTTTCCATATTGCAGGCGTAAAGGGTTCTCCAAAACGAGCAGCAGAACAACCCGCAGATTATTTTGTACCAATGTTGCAGTTTAATACCAATATGATGGAAGCTGCACGCTTAGAAGACGTAGAATGGTATGTTTACACATCAACAGTTGGAGTATATCAGCCGGCGGAAGTATTTTATGAGGATGATGTTTGGAAAACATTTCCATCAGAAAAAGATAAATACGCCGGATGGGCTAAAAGACTTGGAGAACTTCAAGCAGAAGTATATTCAGTATCGTACAATTGGAATAAAGTATCGATTGTAAGACCTGCAAACATTTATGGCAGACATGATAACTTTAGTCCAGAATCTACTGTCATTGCATCCCTAATTAAACGTTTATTTGGAGAAAAAGAACATCCATTAGTATGTTGGGGAGATGGGTCTCCGATTAGAGATTTTATCTACGCGGGAGATGTTGCTGATGGAATTATTCAGGCATACGAACAAAAACTAACACAACCAATAAATTTAGGTAGTGGAACTGGTGTAACAATTAAAGAACTTGCAGAAACTCTTGTAGAAATATACGAAGAGATGTATGGTGAAAAAGTTGAAATAAACTGGGACCCAACAAAACCAAATGGTGATGAAAAAAGATTGATGAGTACTGAAAGAGCAGAATCTTTTGGAATTAAACAAAAAATATCTTTAAAGACAGGATTAAGACATACGATTGATTATTATTTAAACGAATACAAAAAATAAAAATATGAAAAAAACAGACAAAATTTTAGTAACTGGCGCAAGTGGATTTATTGGTTCTAGATTATTAAAAAGTTTATATGAACAAGGTTACACAAATTTAAGAGCAACTGCAAACACGAGACCATTAAGAAATGATTTCGAAGGTTCTAAAAATATAGAATTTGTCAAAGCAAATTTACGAAATGATGGTATGTGTAAAACTCTTACAATTGGAGTTGATGTCATATTCCATTGTGCAGCAAATACATCAAACGCATTAGACACTAAATTTAATCCCCTATTACACGTTACTCCAAATATTGAAATGAACGTTAATCTGATGGAACAGGCTTGGATTAATTCAGTAAAGAAATTTATCTTTATATCATCAAACACAACATATCCTGATATGGGAGATGTACCTTGTACGGAAGACATGGAAATTCAAACTCCATCAATTGTACCGGTATACAAAGCAGTTGGTTGGATGAAACGTTATTGTGAAACTCTTTGTGATTTCTTTTCAAACCAAATTCACAATCCAATGCAATGTATTATTATCAGACCTTCAAATGCATTTGGGCCGAATGATAAATTTGATTATGAAAAATGTCACGTTACCCCTGCAAATATTAGAAAGGTGGCGGATAACCTAAACCCAATACCAGTATGGGGTGATGGTAGTGAAGTTAGAGATGTAATTCATGTGGACGATATGGTTAGTGGATTTATATGTGTAGCAGAAAACGTTCACACTCATGATGTATACAATGTATCATATGGTGAGGGATATACTGTAAATGAAGTTTTAGATACGATTAAAGAGATTGAAGGTAATACTAACCCAATTGAGTATGTAAATAATAAAGCACCAATGATACCCGTTAGATTACTTGATAACACTAAATTAAAATCATTAGGTTGGAAACCAAAGTATGATTTAAAAAGTGGATTAACTGATGCTCTTAAATGGTATAAAGAAAATAAAAATCAATTTAATCCAAATTCAAAACCATAATGAGTACACCTCAATTTACACCATATGTTGATGCATTAACAACTGCAATGAAAACATTAATGGATGATGAAAGCACAATTCTAATTGGTCAACAAATTGTTTATTATGGAAACCCAATGTCAAAAACGATTGATGGATTACCAAAAGAACGAATGATTGAAGTTCCTGTTATGGAAGAAACCCAAATGGGAATGAGTTTAGGGTTGGCAATGACAGGACACAAAGTAGTTTCATTTTATCCACGTTGGGATTTTGTAATATGTGCGGGAAACCAATTGGTAAACCATTTAGATAAAATTAAGAAAATGTCAAACGGTCAATGGAATCCACATATCCTAATTAGGGTAGGTAAAGGTTCGGATAAACCATTAGACCCTGGTCATCAACATAAAGGAAATTATATAGACGAATTTAAATCGATGTGTCCTAATATAGAATTTCATGATTTAAAGACTTGGCAAGATGTTGAATTATCCTATAAATACGCAACTGAAAATATTGGTATTCATGTGTTAGCAGAATACCCAGAGTTATACTATGCAAATTAATAGAGTTTTTGATTTTATTGGACCAAGTGGGTTTATACCAAATGGTGTAAATTATAAATACACATCCGATATGTGGGATTGTAATTTTTATATTGATAATATTTTTATTGATGAATTTAATAAAAAATATTTACAAATAGCAGTATATGATTGTAATCTAAACATCGGCCCTTTTAATATTACTGATATTCATATTTTTGATTTAAGATATGATGAAGAAACTAATATAGTTGGCAATCCAACTGATAATTATTTTTACACTATTACTCCATTCGGAAATGTATTAGTTGCTACGGGTCAAGATTTTACATATCATCAGAATCAGCATGTTTTTGATTTTATATCTGAAAGAGCTAAACAATATTTAAAAGCTAAAAATTTTTATTTAATTTTTGATTATAGTAGTGAGGGTGATATAAAACCAGATATTTTTTACAACATACATACTGCGTGTGAAACCCATAATATATGTCCATCTAAAGTAATTTTTATTACTTCGGCGGTTAATACAACTGAATTGTATACTGAATATTATGTAAAAGATAAAAATCCAAAATTCAAATTAAAAACGACTTGCTATCCCTGGCCATTCTTTGCAAAAGGAAAAGAAACAGTTGATTTAATGAGAGGAAATACTGAACTATCATTTAATGGTAGTACTAATAAAAATTCAATTAGTAAAACAAAGGATTATTTTAAAATAAAGAATAGAAAAAAGAAGTGTTTGATGCTAAATAGGAGACTTAGACCACACCGATTAATCATTCTTTCCCTATTACAAAATGATAAATTATTAGATAGTACATTATCATCATTTGATATGAAATTATTGTACACACAAGATGCTGGATTGGATTTAGTAAGTGGTGGTGGGTATGATGATAAACCATATTTAACTGATTACCAAACTCGTGTAAAAATGAGTACTGGATTTCACGGATTAACTAAAATAAAAAAACAAATAGTTGATTATGATGATATTGAATCAGTATGGGGATTTGCGTTTGAAACTAAAAAACCATATGAAGAAACCTATTTCAGTATTGTGCCCGAAACTCTTTTCTATGAAGCAGGAAATTATATATCCGAAAAAACTTTAAAACCAATAGCACATTTACATCCATTTGTTATGTTGGGAAGACCCCATATTTTAAAAAAATTAAAAAAACTGGGATTTAAAACTTTCTCTGATTTTTGGGATGAAAGTTATGATGATATAGAAAACAATAGTGATAGAATTATAGCTGTATACGAAATTATAAAAAAATTAATTTTAGTATCAAATGAAGAATGGGATATTATGATTTCAAAAATGGCATATATATTAGAACATAATAGAACACATTTAATGAAATTTAATGATAAATTGGTTCCAGATATATATGTAAAGAATTTAAATAAAATAATAAATGGAGAATTAGTAGATTTACTTTAAATGAAACTTATCAAAAATATAAATAATAAAGTTTTTATATTCGAAAACGCATTAGATGAATCAATCGTAGATTTATTATTAGAAGATTGTCAAAAACATATTGAAGAAAAAAATTTTGTTGTACGATTTGGATTAGTTGATAATCAAAATCCATATAATAATATGTCATTTAATAAATTGATTACCAATTTAAATGAAGATGAAGAATATATATGGAATAATTTTAAAAATATTGGTAGTAAAAGAATTAATAGAAAAGATATTGAAAGTCCATGTGACCATAATTTATCAAATACTACTAACAAACACATAAGTGTTTATTTAGAAAGTATATATACCGAACATATTAATAATTTTAAAGCAGAACATCAGGATGTACTCACATATCTTCCTGGTCATATAATGAATATCCATTCTGATACTAGTTCAGAACCCAATCTACGAATTTGTACAACTACATTGTATTTAAATGAAATGAAAAATGGTGACGAGGGTGGTGAAATTGTATTTTATGGTGATATAACCGGATTTGAAAGTCCAGAAGTTATTAAAAATAATATAATTTATACACATAGACCCAAAAAAAATCAATTAATTGTATTTGATTCGTATTTTAATAAAATGGGTATACAACATTCGGTTACTGAAATTAAAAATTGGAATAGACATGTATTTAGAACATATTGGAAAGAAACTAAAACTCAAAATTAAAAAAAATATGAAACTATTTAAAAAAATATTAGATTTCTTTAACAAAAAAAGAAATAAAAAGAAACAAGCAGAATTATATAAAAAAAAGTTAGAAGAACTCCGTAAAAGAGACCCATTCGTTTATAAAAATCACTAATTCTTAACTCATTCATATTTATACACTAATAGAGTACTACACAAATGAATGAACTAAGTCAATATCTTGTCAACCAAATTTTATTAGAAGATACCGAATTACACAACTTTGTTGTAGTATATTCAGGCAGATTCCAACCTTTCCATAAAGGACACTATGCAACTTATCAAAATCTTTGTAAAAAGTTTGGTAAGGATAAAGTGTTTATTGGAACATCTAATAAAACCGATAATAGACAATCTCCATTTAATTTTAAGGAAAAGAAAATAATCATGACTAAAATGTTTGGTATTCCATCAAACAAAATAGTTGAGATTAAGAATCCATATGCACCTACTGAAATCTTAAAAAACTTTGATGAAACTACAACTGGTTATATAAGTGTTGTTGGTGAAAAAGATGAGATGAGATTGGGTGGAAAGTATTTTGAGAAATATAAAGGTAAAATAGAACAAGGATATAAAGAAAAAGGTTATGTGTATGTATCCCCATCACAATCAAACCCAATATCAGGTACTAATGTACGAAATTGGTTAAGTAAGGGTGATGAAGAACAACAAAGAGCTGGATTCTTAAAAGCATATCCAAAGTTTGATGAAAAAATATTCAAACTGATTACTCTTAAACTTAAAACTATGAGCGAAGGAATATCAGGAGTTAGGGGAAATAATGGTCCAGATGATTATCAATTAAATGAAGTTAAATGGGAAGGCGATACATTCAGTCGTTGTATGCAAGGCCAATTACCACTTTCACTTAATATTGTTAAACAATTGGTTGACCCAATAAAAACAACTTCATTACACGTAACTACAATTGAAAATTTACCAAAAGTAGCAGCATTAGAAGGAACTAAAAAATCAATTTCTACATTTAATAAAATTGATAAATACTCAAAGATTGTACAAAATGGAAAGGGAGTAGATACCGATGGCGGGGTGTTTGTATTATTATCAGGAGTAGTATTGGCACAAAGTATAATGGACCTATGGACTGCACCTGATAAGCAAGGTAGAAGATGGGTAAATCCCGGAACTATAATAGCAGATTTAGGAAGAGAAAGAGATGTAGTTTTTAATTTCGCACCAGAATTAAAACCATTTAAGAAAAGATGGTTAGAAGACCCTTTAAATGAATTTACACCAGCAGAAAAGAATGAATTCATACGAAATTATTATGATGCTGCACAAAAATTCATGTTGAGTAAGAAAAAAGAATTTCAAGATAAATACTTAAACTCAAATCAATTATATTATGAATCAGATTGGAATGAGGTAGTTCTTACACAAATTAAAATTGAAAAAATTTTAGCTATTCCTTCTAATTGGAGTGAAGATGAAACTGAAAATCAAAAAACATTAGAAAAACTTAAACAAAAATATCCAAAAGTAGAAGTTGGAAAAAATACTAATGACATTCAAAATTTTATTAAAAAGAATGGCGGAAGTATCAGAGAATCGGTAAGTGAAGATATTACATTAGATGTTAATATTGGTGATACTATATTAATGGGTAAATTTAAAAATAAAAAAACAGTAGTTAAGACAATTGGTAAAGACGAACATGGAATGCCAACTATTAATGGTAAAAAAGTAGCTACATTTAGAATTTTACCAAAACAAAATATTTTTAAAGAGGCAGCAACGGTTTCTGGCGGTGATGATTCACAACCCGATGGTGGATACCTACCAAAAGGTAAAGCAAGAGTATTAGGTGGTGATGATGGGGTTAATAGTAGTGATGATTGGTTTGTTAGAGGAGGATATACCCAAACTGATTTTCCAAAAGCAGATGCAATATATGCATCTGATGATGAAAACCAAATAACCTTTAAAATTAAAACAAAAAACAACGCTAGAAATTTGAATAAACCGACTACATATCCACTTGGGTTTGATGATGTTGATGTCACTCACGAAGTTGAAAAAATTGAAAAGGCAGAAAAGAGATTGAAAAAGAAAGCAAAACAAAAAGACTCCATTTCAGAATTAATATCTGATTATTCTGATTTATTAGATTCACTATTTGAAAGTGATGGTGAAGATGATAAATACGTGCACGTTGGGTATGGTAAATACAAAGAAAAAAGTAAAAAAGATGTAGAAGGTGCACCACTATTTAAAAAAGATGATAGTGGAAAATATAGTCCTATTGGGGGAGATGATAAGGGTGGTGAAACTAAACCAACTGGTCAAGCAGTACAAGGTGCGGATATGTTTAAACACGATAAAAGTGTTAAACAACCTAAAGAAGAACCAAAACAAGAACCTACAAAATCATCATCTGATACGGCTGAAGTAGCAAATAAATTAAAGAATAGAAAAACAAAAAATGGTGAAGAATTAGATATTGATGTAACACCAAATGGTTCATTGATTATTGGAGTTGAACATGGAAAAAGAAAGAAAAGTAATAAAGAAACAATAGAACAAATAAAAACTTTACCTAAAGATACAAAAGTAATGTTTGTAGGTGAGGGTGGTATGAGTAAAGATAAGAATGGTAATATTGAATTTGGTGGAGAACAAAATGAATTTAGAAATGCAGTAAAAGGACATTTTGATAATGCGGAAGAAAGTAGTTGGGATGAAAACGCAGATGTATTGGATGATAAATCACCTGTATTTGATGAAGTAGCAAATGTATTAGGTGGAAGTAAATCTAAAGCTAAAGCTGCATTGTGGTCAAATATGTATGGACAAGATGGTCCTGACGAAAATATGACACCTGAAGATTATTTAGATGATGAAGGAAAGGAATGGTTAATCGACCAGGCTAAAAAAGGTGGAAGTTCGGAATTTGATGGCGATGTTGATTGGGATAACCTAACCGATGCACAACAAAAAGACCTTTATGAATTAAATTATAGAGATGATGATGGATATGGTGAAACTGAAATATTTAAAGCCCAAGAAGCATACAACGGATTCCGTCAAAGGGAATTGGATAGAAAAATTAAAGAAGCAGAAGATGCTGGATATACAGTAATTGCACCCGTTGGTAATTCACACGTTGATTTGCGTAGACAACGAAATAAAAAGAAAGATACACAAAATACTCCAAAGGTGGATATAAATAAAAATGCTCCAATGGCTCTTCAAAAAATTAAAGATGGTGTAAAGAATTGGAGTATAGACGAAAAACAATTTTTCATACAAAAAGTACACAAGGGAGAATCACCAGAACGAAGAAGTTTTGGAGAAGCAGTTAAAGACAAAGCTAAAGGTGCATTAGAAGCAATTAAACATGGTGCTAAACATGAAGTTCATTTGTTTAAAGAAGCCGGTAGTGGTGTTAAAAACTTTTTTAGTGGTGGTAAAGTTTCTGATTCTGAAAAAAAGGCTTTAATTAGTGTAGCTAAAAAAGTTGCATTAGCAGCAGCATTTGGTGCAGCTGGTGGTGGTTTGGCACATGGAGCTGCTGCTTTTGGTAAACACTTAATGGTGGAATTTATTCCTCATGTAGTTGTTGAAACTATAGCAATAGGTGCAGGTAAAGCAGCACTATTTGCAGGAGAGGAAGAATCAGATGCAGATATGTTAAAATTCATAGCTATTATAAGTAAGAAATTAGAAAGTGCAAAAATACCAAATGAAGTAATGGCTTCTGCAATAGAATCATTTAATTCTAACAAAGATGAAAAGGGTGATATTAAAGAAAATTATTACTATGATGGAACAGTTAATAATTACGCAGATTGGGCAAGAACACATCCGAGAAAATACGATAATAAAAAAGCTAATTTTAAAGTAAAAGATTCAGGTCAAGATGATTTAGAGGAAATAGCGGTACAAGTTGATGATATACCTAACGAACCATTAACCGAAGTTAAAAAAGAAAGTGTTGTAAATTACTACAAAGAAATTTGTAAAGATTTAAAGATAAAACCCATCGCAATTAAATTTGGTTCAGTTGGTCGTGCAGGTGCTGCAACTACATTTGATACTAAAACATTTATACCAGAATATATTACTTTTGATTTGAGTAAGGTTACTGATATAGAAAGGGCAATATTACACGAGATAACACATCAAATACTTTTGGTGAAACAACAAAATCCATTCCATAATTGTCATAAAAATATTGGATTTAAAAAATTAGAAAATAAATTAATTGATAGATACTTTTATTCATCTCAAAGTGCAGTATTAAGAGAAAAAGTTAAAGTTGAAATGGCAAAAACCGATATGGATGCGGTTGAAAAATATGCCGATTCACAAATGAATCCAACTGATGTTGATTTAGGAAAAGAAACTGACCATTTCTTTCAAAGGTTAAACGACCCGCGAAATGGTAAAGAAATATCTCCTGCAGAATTAACAGGATTATTCAAAAGATTGGCTAGAAACAAAAAGAAATTTTTAGAGTTCCTAAAACAATATAGAGAGTTTGTAGTTAAAGATAAAGTATCAAATATCAATATAGCATTTATTAAAGTTGCTGATAGATTGATTGCTAAGACGGTAATGAGAAAAGCTGATTTCAAATCATCTACTCCTGTATTTACAACCGAATCTATAAATGAAGCGGAAAGAAATATTGTAAAAAAAGAAATAAATGCTATCTTTAAAAAGAATCGTATAAAAAAAGTAGAATCATATAGTACTAGTGTAAGAGGTTTCCGTAAATATGAGGGAAGTGGGTATGAATACAATGGTGCAGGTTCGGTAAGTCTTATTAATATGAAACCAAATGTTGTTAAGGATTTAGCAAACCAAATGAAAGAAGCGGGTGTAATAGTAAAAGATGTTTATAGTAATGGCATTGATTTTGATAGTAAAGAATTAGATTGGGATTTATTATCTTTAAATACGGAATCAATAAATGAATCCCTAATAATGGAAGGTGGTGCATATGGACATATGAACCATCCGTTTGATACTGAAATCAATTTAACCTTTGGACAACTTAAAGATATTGTAAATCGTGCATTGGATGGTAATTTAGAATTTGCTAGAGAGAAAACTGATGGTCAAGCCTTGGCTATAAGTTGGATAGATGGTAGATTAGTAGCAGCAAGAAACAAATCACATTTGAAAAACAAAGGTGCTGGTGCGTTAGATATTAACGGAGTGGCAGATAAGTTTGCGGGTAGAGGTGAATTAACTGATGCCTATAATTTCGCTATGAAAGACCTATCTAATGCTATAAAATCATTATCCCAAGCACAAAAAGATAAAGTATTTAAGAATGGTTCATGTTTTATGAACATAGAGGTGATATATCCTACCTCAGTCAACGTCATTCCATATGGTCAACCACTATTAGTATTTCACGGAACAATGGAGTACGATGAGAATGGTGATGCAATAGGGGAATCAGCAGAAGCAGGTAGAGTATTGGGTGGAATGCTTAAACAAGTAAACGCCGATGTTCAATCAAAGTATACACTACAAGGACCACCAGTATTAAAGTTACCAAAATCACAAGACCTATCATCTAAGAAAGGTAAGTACCTTACTATGATATCTAAATTACAAAAAGAATTTGGATTAGGAGATACTGCAGGTGTTGCCGATTACCATCAAGCATGGTGGGAGAACTTCGTAGATAAGAAAACACCAACTACATTAGATAACGCCACTAAAATGGGGTTAGTTAAGAGATGGGCGTTTAATGAAAAAGGATTCCGTATAGATAAGAACTCAATTAAGGATGAAAAAACTCTTGCATGGGCTATTAAAATAGATAAGGAAGACCATAAGGGTATTTCAAAAGATAACTTAATGAAATTTGAAGATATTTTCTTAGGAGTTGGTGCAGATGTATTGGAATTTACTGCATCGGTACTAACAGTTAATCCAGATTCCGCTTTAAGGGATATGAAGAAACGATTGGAACAAACTATAAAGGATGTTCAAGCAAGTGGAGACCCTAAGAAGATAGATAAACTAAAATTAGAACTTAAAAGATTAAATGCAATTGGTGGTGCTAAAAGAATCGTACCAATCGAAGGAATTGTATTTGTATATAACGGACAGACATTCAAATTAACAGGAGCATTCGCCTCTCTGAATCAATTATTGGGTATTTTTTACGCATAATTTATTTTATATATACTTATATATATATTAAAATAAAAACCTAATATATAATAATGGCAAAGGAATTTAATAAAAAGTTTATGCATCCAACTCGTAGGAAGTTGGTGGATATGGTTATGACCGGTGGTGAATATGCTAAAAACACCACAGTTGGATGGGAAACCGCTAACGTAGAACGAAAGGTTGGTGATGTTTGGGAAGATGAACATCATAGATATGAGAAAAAAGAAGGATTCACAATGAAAACTTCTAAAAACTCTGAAGCATTTGATGAAATCAGAAAATATATAGCAGAATTGGAAAGATGCTCTAATCCAGATTGCACTACAATAAAGATTAATAGTAATCACAAGAAGGTTATTAAAAAAACTGGATATTGTATCAATTGTTTAGCGGAAAGAGAACATAAAGTACGAGTTGCCGGAGTATGGGAACAATATGAGGATTATAAAATATACACTCGTATGATAATTGATGGTAAAATAAAATTAGAAGAACTCCAACAGGCACACGATGATGTGAAACCTTATTATGAATATATTAATGAGGATGGAACTACGGAAAAATGGGAATTACCAAATTCAGTAGAAAATACTCGTGCTGAAATAATGGAAATTATTACAAATGGTAAAGCAGAGTTACAAAAAGTAGAAGAGTTCCGTAATAAAGCATTTGAAATTTTAAAAGAACATAATTGTGAACATTACGTTTAATACAAAACAATAATGGCAGGAACTTCTTTAAAAGATATAATAAAATTAGAATACCAACGATGTGCTGGTGACCCTATATACTTTATGAAAAAGTATTGTATGATTCAACACCCTGTCCGCGGTAAAATACCATTTCATTTATATCCATTTCAAGAAAATACACTAACACAATTCAAAGACCATCGATATAACATCATTCTAAAATCTCGTCAAACTGGTATATCTACCTTAACTGCGGGATTTGCATTGTGGAAGATGTTATTTAATCAAGATTTTAACGTATTGGTAATTGCAACTAAACAAGAAGTTGCTAAAAACCTTATTACTAAAATTAGGGTAATGAATCAATATTTACCTAGTTGGTTAAAACAAACAACAGTTGAAGATAATAAACTTTCGTTACGATACTCAAATGGTTCACAGGCAAAAGCAACTTCTGCAGCAGGTGATGCTGGTCGTTCTGAAGCACTATCCCTATTAGTATTTGACGAGGCAGCATTCATTGATAATATTGAAGAAATTTGGATATCTGCACAATCTACTCTATCAACGGGTGGTAATGCAATTATTCTTTCTACTCCCAATGGTGTGGGTAATTTCTTTCATAGGACTTGGGTTGGGGCAGAGGATGGAACTAATGGATTCAATACAGTCCGTTTACATTGGACGGTTCACCCTGAAAGAAATCAAGAATGGAGAGATGAACAACAAGTACTTTTGGGAGCAAAGGGTGCAGCACAGGAATGTGATTGCGATTTCGTATCATCCGGTGATAGTGTCATAGACCCACAACTTCTAATGTTTTATAAAGAATCTTTTGTACAAGAACCATTGGAAAAAACTGGCTTTGATGGGAATCTTTGGAAATGGGAATATCCCGATTATCAAAAATCATATATGGTTGTTGCGGACGTTGCACGTGGAGATTCTACGGATTACTCCGCCGCACAAGTAATTGATATTGTTAATTCCGTACAAGTAGCAGAATATAAAGGAAAATTAGATACAAAGGATTTTGGAAATTTCTTAGTTTCCTTAGCAACTGATTATAACGAAGCACTTTTAGTAATAGAGAACGCAAACATTGGTTGGGCAGTTATCCAGCAGGTAATTGATAGAGGATATAAAAACTTATTCTATATGAGTAAGGATTTAAAGTATGTAGATGTAGAACATCAGATGCATAATAAGTTTAGGGCGGAAGAAAGAGGTATGGTTGCAGGATTTTCAACCACATCTAAGACAAGACCTCTAATTATTTCAAAATTAGATGATTACTTCAGAGAGAAATCTATCACCATACGTTCTAATAGGTTGATAGAGGAGCTTTTTACCTTTATATGGAACAACAATCGTGCGGAAGCAATGAGGGGATACAATGATGACTTAGTAATGGCGTTATCGATTGCTTTATGGGTGAGAGATACCGCATTGAGATTAAGACAAGAAGGAATTGATTTAACTATCAAATCATTAGGTGGAATTCAACAACAAGTACAAGAATCTGGGTTCTATGGTGGTAGTTCAATGGATGACAATCCGTGGTCAATGAGAGTGGGTAATCAAGACGAAGATTTGACTTGGTTGATTAAATAAAAAATTCAACATATTTATAGTGTATAATAAGATGCACTATTAAATAATATAATTTTAATATAAAAAATAAAATATGGCAGATACTACATTTTTCAATCGGTTAAAAAAACTTTTCTCAACAAAGGCAATTGTTACTGTCGATGCTAGTGGAAAAAGAAAAGTTTTTGATGCGGAGGAAAGACAACAAACAAATCTATCTTCACTAAAAGATAGATACACAAAAATACAAAAATCTTTTTATGAACAAGCGGGTGGTGCACAATCAATGGCATACGCTCAAGTTCGTAGAGAAGTATTTAGAGATTTCGATGCAATGGACCAAGACCCAATTATAGCATCTGCATTAGATATTTACGCTGATGAATCTACCCTTAAAAACGAATTTGGTGATATTATAACAATACGTTCAGATAACCCTCGTGTTCAAGAATTATTAGAAAACCTTTTTTATGATATTCTTAATATTGAATTTACTTTATGGCCGTGGGTTCGTAATATGTGTAAATATGGTGATTTCTTTTTAGGACTTGAAATTGCTGAAGGTAAAGGTATAGTAAACGTTACTCCACACTCACAATATAATACTGAAAGAATAGAAGGACACGACCCTGAAAATATATCACTTGTTAAATTTAAAGTACAAGAAGACCCAATCGGTAAAGTAGAGTATGATAACTTTGAAATGGCACATTTCCGTTTATTATCGGATACCAACTGGTTACCTTATGGTAAATCAATGATTGAGAATGGTAGAAGGTTATGGAAACAATTATCTCTAATGGAAGATGCGATGTTAATCCATCGTATTATGAGAGCACCTGAAAAAAGAGTGTTTAAAATTGATATTGGTAATATTCCACCAACCGAAGTTGATAACTACATGCAAAAGATTATCAATAAGATGAAAAAAGTTCCATTCTTAGATAAGACAAGTGGTGATTACAATTTAAAGTATAATATGCAAAACCTTACGGAAGATTTTTATCTACCGGTAAGAGGTGGTGATAGTGGAACTGCTATTGAAAACTTAGCAGGATTAGAATATGCTTCAATTGAAGATATTGATTACCTAAAAGCTAAATTATTTGCTGCATTAAAAATTCCTAAAGCATATTTGGGATATGATGAAAATGTAAATGGTAAAGCAACCCTAGCAGCAGAAGATGTTCGTTTTGCAAGAACAATTGAAAGAATCCAAAGAACAGTTACCTCAGAATTATCTAAAATAGCAGTTATCCATTTATATGGTAATGGTATACAAGATTCTGAAATGACTAACTTTGAAATTGGATTAGTTAACCCATCTACAATCTACGAACAAGAGAAAGTAAACCTATGGAGTGAGAAAATTCGTTTAGCAACTGATATGGCTGCATTAAAGATGTTATCTAAAGATTGGATATATGAAAATATATTTAAATTATCAGAAACCGAACAAACCGAACAAAGAGGTAAAGTGGTTGAGGATTTAAAGGATGTATTCCGTTACAACTCAATAGAAAATGATGGTAATGACCCTGCAAATCCTCCAAAACCAACCGATGTTGAAGAAAGTTTGGAAAATCTTAAAACAGAATTGAAGGATAAAGGTGGTAGACCCCGCGAAGGTAATACTTATGGTAAAGACAAACATCCTTATGGAAGAGACCCATTAGGTGATGATGAGAGAACTTCAAAGAGAAGTAGAACATCTGAAACAAAAGCAATGAATTACATCAATGGGATTTCATCAAAAAAGAAATATTTACACGAAACTAAAGATATGTTAGATGAAACTAATATTATCGATGATACGGAAAATTAATCTAACTTAGAATTTTTTATATTTATATATAGAAATTTGAGTCTATCAAAATAAGGATTTAAAATACAATGAAAAAAATTAAACATTCGAAATTTAAAAATACAGGGTTTTTATTTGAACTCTTAACTCGTCAAATCACATTGGAGATTTTAAATAATGCTCCAGTTGAGAAGGCTAAAAAAATAGTACAAGAATTTTTTGGTGGTAAAACCGAATTAGCAAAGGAATTGCGTTTATTCAATTTACTTACAACTGAAAAATATAATTCAGAAAGTAAAGCAGAAAAATTTATTGATGCTATCATCGAAACTCGTACTAAATTAGATGAAACTAAATTATTAAGAGAAAAGTATAATTTAGTAAAAGCTATTAAAGAAAATTTCGATATTGAAGAATTTGTTGCCTCTCCTGTTTCTAATTATAGAGTATTGGCATCGGTTCATAAGATTTTTGAAGCAAAGATACAAGATGTAACTAATGTTAAGGATGTATTTGATGCTAAGATTACATTAGTAGAACACGTATCTACAACCACAGTATCTATTAAAAAGATTGAAGATAAATTAATGGAAACATATAAGAATCAAGAAAAGGATTTGAGATTGTTGACATATAAAATATTAGTTGAAACATTTAATAGTAAATACACTAACTTAAACGACGACCAAAAAGGTCTTTTAAGAGAATTTATTAATAATGTTAATAATACATCTAAATTTGGTGAATACTATGATTCACAATTAAAGAAAGTAGTAACCGAACTTCACAAATTACATTCCGAAGTTAATGATAAAATCACAAAAATTAAATTAAAAGAAACTATCAATGTTTTAAAAACACAAAAGATAGGAAAGAAAATTACGGATGAACAAGTTTCAGCGTTGATGATATCATACGAATTAATAAAGGAAATAACCAATGTCAGAAAAAAATATTAAATCTTTTATAGACGAACTTATTAAGGAAGTCGAAGATGAATTAGATGAAGCCAATGTGACAGGTAATGTTGATGGCTACGATACTCCTCATGCCTTTTCTGGTAAAAATTCTGATAAAAAAAGAAAAAAAACTGCAACACAATTCGGTTATACATTAGTAAATAATGATATTAACAATATTGATGAATCCATAAACGAAGACAAAGTTTATATTGATTTTCTTAATAAGAAAAAGGGATTCAAGCAAGATAGGATTAAATTTAATTCATACGAAGATGCCGTTAAATGGGCAAAGAAGAATTTTGACAAGTTTGACCCCGATATGATTAAATACGAATCAGTAAACGAAGTATCATTACAAAAAGGTAAAACTTATGGTGGGAGTAAATGTGAAGGTGGATGTTTTATCGGTAAAGAAGGTTTAAAGAAAATAATTAAAATATCTAAGGATTCTCCTAAAGATGTTTTTATGTTTAGAGATGATAACTACTCTGGATTACAGCCACATTTTATTAAAGATGGTGTAATTGCTAAAGCAAATACAATCAATCCGGCTTACGATTTAGAAAAAAATAAAGTAAGAAGTTTAAATATAGATAAAGATGTAATTCTTTCAGTAAGATTATTTGTATCAACAAACGAATCTATAACGGAAGCATTAAAACATCTTATCCACGTAGAAACTCCTAAAGAAATAGTATCAAAAGATGTTGTAAAACAAATTACGGCATTAGCTAAAAAAGGTGTTCGTTCATATGAGATTGGACTGAATATGGGATTTATAGGTAATAATAAAGCAGCAGTTGACGCATTTCAAAAAGTTAAAAATAAAATATATTTTGATTTAGATACAAGAGAGGGTGTTAATGAAGCATTAGACCCAAAAGCAGAAAAATTCTTAGATGCTATTCAAGTTAATGATAGAAGTATAAAAGATTTAAAGAATATTACGGTCGATGCAACCCCACAAGGTAATTGGTCAGTTTATTATAAAGGTAAACGTATGTTTACTCTTAATGGTAAGATGTTAGATGATAAAACTATTATGAAATATGGTTTGGAACATATGGATGAGAGTTTATCAGAGGGAAAGAAAATTCAAAGACCGGTAAATCGTTGGTTAGAATTGAAAAATGATGAATCAATGCATGCTAATAAGAAGTTAGCAACTGGTTTGAGAGAATTAAAATATCAATTAAAAGAAGTTGAAACTTTTTTCCGTTGGTATAATCAAATTAAGACTATGAATGAATTGAGTTCCGATACATTTTGGAAAAGAACGCACGGACATATTTATAAGATAAAGGAACGATTAATCAACATAGCGAAAACAATACAGGAGATAGAAAAATAATGAAAATATCACGTACACGATTAAAAGAAATCATCAAAGGAGTAATGACGGAAGAAAGTGAATATCAAGCATTCTTTCAAACCGCATTAGATAAGGCTGGAAAATCAATTCCATCTATGTCAGATGATGAAAAGAAAGCATTCTTTGATAAAATTGATGCAGCATGGAATGGTAAGGGTGAAAAGAATGAAGAATTAGTTGGTGGTCAAAAGAAATTAGATGTTGATAAAGACGGTGATATCGGTAGTGATGATTTAGCAGATTTAAGAGCTGGTAAAAAAGCAAACGAATCAGTAAACGAAGAAGTTAAAGATTGGGATACTGTTCATAACGTATTTGTTAAATTTTTAAAAATGAACACTAAGGAATTAGAGAAAAGAGTTCTTTCTAAGGATGAAGATGCAACTAAAAAAGCTATTGAATCTATTATTAGTGGTTTAACAAACGCACAACGCAGTTTAAAATTGAAATAATAACAATGACAAAAAAACGATTGTTAGATATTATTAACGAAGAGATAACCAAAGTAAAATGGGGTATCGTCAAAGAAGAAATCACAACTGAGGATGAAAAACTTATTCGTGATATTATTCGTAGAGAAGTATCTGCAATATTTTTTGACCTCTTTAAAAAGAGAAAAACGTGGGGAGCATAATGAAAAATTTATTAATAGAAACAACATTATTTGAAGGAAAATTGAATGAAGATTCAAGTGGTAGAACCTTAGTTAAAGGTATTCTTCAAAGAGCGGTTGCAGAAAACCAAAATGGTCGTATATACCCTAAAGAAATTCTAATGCGTGAAGCAAAGAAATACGAAGTTCTTATTAAAGAAAGACGTGCATTAGGGGAATTAGACCACCCAGATTCTGGTATTATCAACTTAAAGAATGTTTCACATAACGTAAAAGAAATTCATTGGGAAGGTGATGACCTTTGTGGGACAGTAGAAATTCTACCAACCCCATCAGGTAACATCTTAAAAGAATTATTAAGAGCAGGTATCCTTTTGGGTATTTCCTCTCGTGGTATGGGTTCGGTAGTTAACATTGGCGAAGGTAAAGTAAAAGTGGGTGATGATTTTGAACTGATTGGTTGGGATTTTGTTTCTAACCCATCTACACATGGTGCATTTATGACACCGGTTACGATGAATGAATCAGTAAATAGACAATTAAAAGAACAAGCTATAGTTTGTGGTGAGTATTGTAAGGCACAAGACCTTATGAGAGAAATCATTACTGAATTAGCATAAAGGATACAATATGGCATTTTCAATACAAGATTATCTAAGAGATAACAAAATAGAAATGGGTAGTATTAAGAAAGAAGTTGGTGATACACCTTTTAAGGGTGGTCATAACGATATTCGTAAGACTAACTATGAGGTTAAGATTAAAGCCGATGGTAAGTTAGACCTTTATACACATAAAACTGTATTAACTGAAACTAAAAGGGTAATTAAAGAGGCATCAGAAATTGAATTAAAAGAATTAGATTCTAACAAACAAAAACAAGTACAACAATTCTTAAAATTCTTTAATGGTAAAGTTATTACAATTTGGGATGGTATTCATGGTAATATCGCTGATATTGAAATGGCAGAAAAAAATTGGAGAATGGATGTTAGTGATTTGAAATTATTAATTTCACTAAAAATACGTTGGATAGAATTTGATAATAAAACAGTCTCAATAGGATTTTAAAATATAGGAACATCAACTAATGATTAAATTAAATAATTTACTTAACGAAGAAACGTTTACTGCTACTAATAAGAAGACCGGTAAAACATCGGTGTTCAAATCAAAGGATAGTAGAGATTCTGCAATCAAAGCAGGAACTCACTCAAAAGCAGATAGTAAAGGGGGAGATACTTCTAAAAAGGCATCTACTCCAACCGCAAATATATTTAATACTCCTGCAGCAGAACCTAAAGCGGATACACCAACGTCAGAACCTAAAAAGAAAAGACCAGGTAATCCATCGGTAAATAAAGATGCTAAGAAATTAGCTGAGAAATCAGGAATTACTCCACAAAAGTTGGGTAATGAAAAATATAAAGAAGCAATGTTTCAAGCAGCAGTTTCTGCACTAACTGATTCAAACTTCCATAGTGAGGCAAGAGAATTAGTAGCAGCGATTGAGGGAAAACCTGAATTTGCAAAGAAACCTGAATATCCGTCAATCAAAGACCCTAAGTATAAAGAGAAAATGGCTGATATTCGTAAGAATTCGGCAGATGGTTCGGTTTATATGAACGGAACTGGTGAGATTGATGATTATGGTACGGATGTATCACAAGCATCAGGATGGGATGGAGTCGATGCAGCAGATGGTATAGCATTTACATTAAGGATGAATGGATTTCATAAAGAAGCGGATTTAATTCAATCAGTATTTGATAATAAACCATATATGAAGAATGAAGGTAGACTTTCGTTATCAAAAATGGTAAATGAAGACCTATTAGATATAATTCCATACTTTAAGAAAAAAAGAGAAGCTGCAGCTAAAAAATTAGCTGATATACATTATACTAGAAAAGAGTTAGCATACAACAATGTTAAAGCAGTATATGATACTACTATAAAAGAATTAGATAATCCTAAATATTCACAAGATAAAGATGCTAAAATAAAAGCATGTAATGACTTGATTTGGACAATTGTATCAGGCGCACCTAAAAACGAAAAAATAAATTGGACTAAATTAAAAACATCATTTGATTGGGATGAATTAAATGAATTCAATATGATGGATGAAATTGAAAATACATTTGCAGACGTACTTAAAACAAAAGATACTACAAATGAAGGTAAATTCAAAAAAGATGATTTAGTATATAATACAAGAACAAAGACAGTTGGTATTGTAAGAATGGGTGATGATAAATATGGTGAGGTTAAAACCGATGCAGATGGTAATGTTAATGTTGACGAATTGGAAAAATATAATCCAATAAAGAGCAAACATCAACAAAATGCAAAAGTTGCACCATCTACTGAAAAGGAAGTGAATAGTAGAGGATTATTTAATCCATTTAAATCAGAATCAATAAAATTAGTAAAATTAGTAAAATAGGAGATATTAAATGATACGTTTATCAAAGATAGTTAAAGAGGGTGAAGAACCAAAAAGATTTTCTAACGAAGTAAAAAAACATTTCTTAGAAATCGTTTCTACATACAACAAGTATCAAGAAATGATGGATAGAAAATCAGATATTACTGAGATAGCAGAAACTTTGGGTGGTATTACCGATGCAGCTAGAGAATTGGCGGTAAACGAAGCAGATGATTGGTTTGATGCACATACTGTTAAACGTAATATGAATGAATTAACCAAATTAGGTAAATCATTTGACCAAGTTGCAATAGAAGCAAAGAACTTAGACCAAAGATTACATGGATTATACGAAGATATGGGTCATATCCTATCTCGTTACTATAAAATTGGTGAAATTTCTGAAGAACAAATGAGAGAACGTTTGGGATTGAGAGAAGATGGTAAATTACAAGGTGGGGAGAAAGACCCATGTTGGAAAGGATATGAGATGATAGGAATGAAACCAGGTAAAGGTGGTGCTCAAGTTCCTAATTGTGTTCCAAAGAATGAATCAGTAAACGAAGCGTTAGGTAATGATAAAGCAATGTTGGCATTAGTAGATATGTTATCTAACTCAATGGAACATTACGCTAGTGCAAATGAATTTGTAAATATTACATCTAAAATACCCGGTTTTGCTAATTACAAATCAGAATTAAAAGATGTATTTGCAAAATACTATAAAGTAGATGCAAGACAAAGAAACGATTGGAATACTAAAGAGTGGTTAAAGTGGTTGAAACAATGGCCATTAGAAGAATCTAAAACTAATTGTGTTGATTGTGGTAAAGTAAACGAAGATTACGATGGACCTGCTGTATTAAAAACTGGTGATAAAAACGCACTTAAAGTGGGTGAAAAAATTACTATTAATTCTGGTGGTAAGAAAAAAGAATATAAAGTAGTAAAATCAAATGGTAATGGTGATTTTGTTCTACATTTAGTAGAATCCGTAAACGAAGAAGTTTCTGATAAAAAAGTTGATGCAAAACTCATTGCAAATAAAATGAGAAAAAATCAATCAACTAAGGCTTTCGCAGATAAAGTTGAAAAAATGGGTAAAGTATCCCATAAAGATTTAGAAAAAATGTTACCTGATTACGTTTCAGGTGGAATAATTACAAATCTATTCAAAGAATCTATAAAAGAAGGAAAATTAAATGAAGAAGCAAAACCAATTTTAAAACCAGGAACAAAAGTAAAACTTCGCGGCGGTAAATCTGGTAAAATTGTTCGTTTTGATGGTAAAACACCCGGTTCTCCATTTTATATCGTAGATATTGGTCAATACTATTCAATTGAAGTACCTGCGTATGAATTAGAAACAGAATCAGTAAAAGAAGCAGCACATGGATATAAAGATTCAACTGCATCATACATCGATAAACACAAAGAAGAATTCAAAGCAGCAGAAAAAATGAATAAAGGAAACGAGCAATCGTTCTATGATTCACTTTCTACGTTAGAAGAAAAATTAGGACATCCTAAGTATATGATATTCTTATCAAATGCATTAAGAGGATATAAAGTAGATATGTATAAAGACCCAAAGATTAAAAATCAACAAGAAGCTGAAGAAGCATTGTTCCTTTTAAGCAAATAATCTATAAAAGACATATTTATTACCAAATAAGTTACAAACACAATTTAAATACAATTAATGAGCGGATTATCAAGAGTTACAGTCGAAGTTCGTAATGGAGACATTGCAAAGGCTTTAAAGAAATTCAAAAAAAAGGTTATGGAATCTGGCCACCTCTTAGAACTAAGAGAAAGAAAGGAATACGTTAAACCTACTACAAAAAGACGATTACAAAAACAAAAGGCAATCAGAGAAGAGCAAAAAAGAGTTGCTCTCAGTAAGATTGCAGATGGTGATAGAACGATTAGGTTTTTTACTAAAAAGAAAAAGAAAGTTAGTAAAAAAACACCTCAATCAGATAAAGACACCTCAAGAGATTAAAAATATTTTACATAAATTTTGCGGTTTCGTAAACATTTATATATTTATTTCTATAATAACCTACTTAATGTAGGTTTAATTTTATCCCGTTGGTTAATGAATACCCACCCTTATGTGAGGTCACCGAACAACTAACTTAATCAATTCGATTGAAAATCACTCAATATTTTCAGAAAAAAAAGTAAAGGAAGAAAACAAATGGCAAATTCAAAATTGTTGAAAGATGCAATTGCTGATGCTAAAGCCGTACGTGAAACTGCAATCGCTAATGCTAAAATCGCATTAGAGGAAGCTTTTACTCCACGTTTACAATCTATCTTATCTAAGAAAATCACAGCCGAAATGGAAGGTGAAGAAGATGAGACAGCAGATGTAACTGAAGAGTATGGTGCAGATGACACATCGGATGCAGACAGCACAAAATTTGGCGATGTTGAGAACAAAGACCCACAGGGTATCTCAACTGATGCACACACAGAATTAGGTGATACTGACAAAGAAACAGCAACACCAGGTAAAGAAGACGAAAACAACACAATCGCAGAATCTGATGAAGATGAAAATGGTGATGGTGTTAACGACGACCCAACTGGAGCAATTTCTGAAGAAGAAAAACCTGAACCTATGGATGAAGATGATTTCGATTTAGAAGAAATTATCAGAGAACTAGAACAAGAGTTAGATGGTAAAAACGACCCAATGACAGAAGAAGGTGACGAAAAAGGCGAAGTAAAATTCGAAACTGAAAAACCTGAGTATGTTGAAGAGGAAGAAAAACCAGAAGCTTTTGCAGAAGGTGACGAAAAAGCAGAACCAGTATCCGAAGAAGACGAAGAAATCGACTTAGACGAAATCTTACGTGAAATGGGTTATGGTGATGACGAAAAAATGGAAGGTGAAGAAGAGAAGATGGAAGAAGGTGCTGATGAAGAAAAAGCTGAATTACAAGCTGATTTAGAAGAAGCATACAAAGTTATCAAATCTTTGAAATCTACAATCAACGAAGTAAACTTGTTAAATGCAAAATTATTGTATACTAACAAATTATTCCGTTCTTACGATTTAACTAATGAGCAAAAACATAAAGTTGTTGAAACTTTAGATAGAACTCAAAACGTTAGAGAAGTAAAGTTAGTTTTCTCTACATTAGCTGAATCAATGAAAATTGGTGGAACTGCTAAGAAGGTAAAACAACAAACTAAAATGAATGAATCATTCGCATCGAAAAAAGTTGCTTCAACTGCTCCAAAAACAATTATAGCAGAAAGCAATTCTATGGCAGAACGTTTCAAGAAATTAGCAAATATTAAATAAACAAAAAAAACAACCCCAAAGGAGAAAAAATAAAATGGCAAATTTTAATTTATCTAAACTTATGGAAGGCAAGAACCCACAAGCGGTAATGTTGGCTGAAACACGTCAATTGAAAAGCAAATGGGAAGCAACTGGTCTTTTAGAAGGTTTAAAAGAAAGAGAGCAATCTCAAATCGCAGTTCTATTAGAGAACCAAGCGAAACAATTATTGGATGAAGCTACCGCAACTGGTACTTCAGCAGGTTCTGAAGAATGGTCTGGCGTAGCTTTACCATTAGTAAGAAGAATCTTTGGTGAAATTGCAGCGAAAGAATTCGTTTCAGTTCAACCAATGAACTTACCTTCAGGTCTTATATTCTATCTAGATTTCAAATACGGAACTGAAGTAGCAGGTGCTACTAAATTTAATGGTCAATCATTATTTGGTGGTTCTGGTACTTCTACATTCGATGGTGATTTCGGTAGAACTAAATCAGCTGTAAATGGTCTTTATGGTGAAGGAAGATATTCTTACACAATTAACGACAAATCAATTGATGTAACAGCAGGTAATGCTGTAACTTCATCAGCAACATGGGCAGATGTAAATTATGATTCATCATTATCTGCATCAGTAGCTTATGGTTCTTTGAAAAAAGTAACTATTGCAAAATCAAACATTTCAACTGCAGCAGATTTTGATGCAGTACGTTCATTCCATATCTCATCTTCGGCTATGACAGGTTCAGATACATTCTACCCTGCACATACTGAAGTAGTTGGTTCAAACGTAGTATTCTACGCTAATTTGATGCCAAATGGTGGTACTAATGCAGCAGTAGTTAAATATTCATTAGCTCCAACTTCTATAACTCGTGGTGATTTTGAAGATGGCGTTTCAAACAATGCTATTACTGAACCAGCAACTGATTTAGGTATTCCTGAAGTTGACTTAGAATTACGTTCTGAGGCAATCGTTGCTAAGACTCGTAAGTTGAAAGCAGTGTGGACACCAGAATTGGCACAAGATTTGAATGCATACCATTCAATCGATGCTGAAGCTGAATTAACTTCTATGTTATCTGAATACATCTCTTTAGAGATTGATTTAGAAATCTTAGATATGTTAAAGTCTAACGCGTTGACAACCGAATATTGGTCAGCAACAGTTGGTGAAGAATTAATAAATGGTGTTTGGACTGGTGGTAGCTCATCTTTGGCATACCAAAAAAATACATGGTTCCAAACATTAGGTGTTAAATTGAACAAAGTTTCTAACAAGATTCATCAATTAACTCTTCGTGGTGGTGCTAACTTTATCGTTGCATCTCCAGATGTTTGTACTATCTTAGAATCAATTCCTGGTTTCTCAGTAAACGCGGATAAAGATGCTACATCTTTCGCAGCTGGTGTATCTCAAGTAGGTTCTTTGGCATCTCGTTACACAGTTTACAAGAACCCTTATATGACTTCTAACGAAATCTTATTAGGATTCAAAGGAAGTAACTTCCTTGAGACTGGTGCGGTTTATGCTCCATATGTACCATTGATTATGACTCCATTAGTGTACGACCCATCTAACTTCACGCCTCGCCGTGGTGTTATGACTCGTTACGCTAAGAAGATGGTGCGTCCAGAATTTTATGGCAAGATTTATGTTAAAGATTTGGCTTCTATCTAATTTAGATAAAGAACAATCGATAACTGAATCAAACTAACGATTCAATAATAAAAAAGGGGAGAAGAAATTCTTCCCTTTTTTTATGCGGTTTACTCACATAGAACTATATTTATAATAAAACACAATTCTATGGATAAAATTTATAAATTAACTGCACCTAATGGAAAAGTTTATATTGGACGTACTTTTGATTTCGATGATAGGATGTATGGCCATTATAGAGCAGCATATCATAAGAAATTAGATTTTCCTTTGTATAAAGCAGTTCGTAAATATGGATGGGATAATTTTCAGAAAGAGATTATATGTGAGGTTGACCCAATTGAATCAGTAAAGGTAGAGGAAGAACTGATAGTTGCCTATAATTCAGTTAAAAAGGGATTAAATGCAATATATAAAGGTGAAGGTGGGGATGTATGGTATGGTAGGAGGGATACTGATGAATATATAGAGTTTATTAGTAAGATGAAAGAACTTACAAAGGGCGATAAGAATGGTATGTTCGGTAAAACCCATTCAGAGGATACTAAATCCAAACAAAAGGAGAAGGCTAAGGGTAGATTCTCCTTAGAATGGTTTATTGAGAGGAACGGACAGGAAGCCGGTCAAAGGATGTATGATGAAAGAAGGGTCTTTTTGAGTAGTAGGAATATGAGGAGGGATGAAAAGGGAAATTTTGTGAAAAAAGAGGATTAATATTTGGAAATACCAAAAAAAGGTTGTATATTAGCTTTATAAAATTTAAACATAAATAAATGAATTTAGAAAAACAATTAAAAGATATTTTTGAAAGTAGAGGTCTTGAAATGAGAGACTATTCTGCTAGAAATATTTTAGAGTATGTAAACCCAAAAAAACCACACGTATCGGCTATGGGTACATCGGGTGGTAAAACATTAATGACAGCAGCTAGATACGAATTGTACTACTCCAATGGTATCTTAACGAGAAATGATATTACATTAATATTGCCTTCTGATAAAACTATATTAAGAGGTAATTTTGTAAAGCAATTTCAATTCTTTTTTAAAGATATCCCCGCATCATTCACTTGGATAGCTGTAAAAAATCGTAAAGAATTACAAGAAGCTGTTAATAACAAAATACAAGTTATTATCGTACTTCCTCAATTACTTAATGATACTAATATTCAGATACTAAAAGGTTGTAAAATTAAATGGATGGTTTTGGATGAAGCGCATAAATGGTACTTTGCAAAAACTATACAGAGAATTATAGATACACTTAAACCAAAATATCAATCATTACTTACCGGTACTCCATTTAAGTTTAATGAAAAGAAAGATAAGTTTATTATTGATTATACATCGGTAAAAGAAATGTATGGTAAAGGATTACTTTCTGATGTAGACCTTCAAGTGTTACACTCATCATTAGAACTCACTAAATTAGATTATAACTCTTTATTAGGTTCATTAAAAGAAGATACTCGTATTGATAGTAAAAAATATAGGAAATTATTTAGAGATGTACTATCTCAATTGATTAAAAAATTAAAACTTCCAAATAAATCAATGAGTACACTTAATAATGTTAGTAAAAATGCAATTAGTGTATTTGGTACTTTAGAAAAAAGTATTATATTTGCTCACGGAATTCCTGAAGCTAAATGTTTAGATAAATATTTTAAAGAATTGGGGGTAGGTGTATTAACCTCACATAGTAAAAATTTGGATGAAATACCAGAAGAAACATTTACTGAATTTGAAAATAATCCTAATATTAAAGTATTAATTGCAGTTAATAGAGGTAAAGAAGGATTTGATTTTCCAGATTTATACAATGTTATTGATATGACTTTTACTCAAAATTTTGAGGTTGTAATGCAAATTGTTGGTAGATTAATGAGAAAATCAAAAAATAATAATAAAAAAGTATTCTACAAAATAGCACCAAAAAATACTGCTGGGTATTTTGTAGATTGGATGGATTGTATGTTTATGTTATTTGATGATTATTGGTATCAAAATTTTAATGGTAAAAACGCATATAATATTAGGATACCAAATGCATTATTGGCTAGGAATAAAAATCTTAATCAGCAATCAACTACATCCAAAACTAAAAAAGGTAATTTTAAACCTAAAAATTTGGAAGAACTATTGCCAAACTCATTATCATTTATGAATAAGAATGCTTGGTTTAAGTTAGATGACCAATTAAGTACTGTAGCTACAACATCATTAAAAGATATTGTTTATAAATTTAATAATATAAATCATTGGACACCTGATAAAATTAGAGAAGAAGCATTAAAATATAACACTAAAGCAGAGTTTATTAGTTCAAATCCATCTGCATATAATGCTGCTCGTAACTTAAATATTTTAGATGAAGTTTGTTCTCATATGGAAGCAAAATTAAAATATTGGACTGAAGAAGAAGTTAGAGAAGAAGCATTAAAATATAATAGTAGGGTTGAATTTAGAAAAAATAGTGTTAATGCATATTCATATGCTAAAAGATTCGGTATTATGAATGAAATTTGTACTCATATGGAACTTAAAAGAAAACCCTATTCAATAAATATAATTAGAGAAGAGGCTTTAAAATATAATAGTAGGGCTCAATTTAGAAAAAATAATGGAAGTGCATATGGACATATTTTACAATTAGGTATTTCTGATGATATTTTTTCTCATATGGATTTACCCAAAAATAAAAAATGGACAATTGATGAACTTAAAGAAGATGCCTTAAAATACAATACAAAGACTGATTTTAGAAAAAATAACGGAGGTGGTTATGTAACTGCACATCGTTTAGGCATCTTAGATGAAATTTGTTCACATATGCAAGTTAAAAGAAGAAAATGGACACCTTCTGAACTTAAAGAAGATGCCCTAAAATATAATACAAGAGCTGAATGGAAACGAAAGGGTGGTGCTGGATTTCAAGCAGCTAAAAGAATGAATATCTTAAATGATATATGTTCTCATATGAGACCCTACAACTATAAAAATTAAAATAAAATAATATGACAGAAGAACAATTTGAAACCTTAATGGATAAATTAAGTGAAATCGGCTATGAAAACAATTTACAAACAACATGGAGTGTTAATGAAATAGAAGATGTATACACACCTATTGGAATCCAACCAGAATACCTTACCGATGGTATTCATAACGATGTAATAATTCAATTACCAAATATACCATTGACTTGGTTAGACCTTTGGAAAGCAGCAGATAAGTTGTATGAAGAAGTCAGTAAATTGGATGATTTTATGATATCACACCGATTTATAGAAAGTTATGAATTAAAGGAAGAAGATGGTAAGCCGTATTTAGAAGTATTTTTCGGTAGTTAATAACGATTCAATAATAGAAAAGGGAAACTTCGGTTTCCCTTTTTTTATGCCCATAACTTATTGATACTCAACCCGTTATAACTCGTTGATAATCAATAAAAAATTTTACAAAAAAAGTGAAAATAAATGGGAAAATGTTTGGAAATATGGTAAATAATGTGTAGTTTAGCTATGTAAGATTAAGAGATAAACAATTAAAATATAAAAGATATGAGCACAATTAAAGAGTATTATGTAGAGAACTTCCCAACCGATGATTTGGGATTAGAATTGAATGAAACCCCCACATTTCCCGGTCTATTAAATAAACTGATTGTTGGTGAGGATGTTTACCGATACATTGGTGTTACCGATAGTGTAATCAGAGAGAGATTGTTTGAGAAACTTGCAGAGACCTTAAATGTGAGTTATGATTATGTTTACAATTTATGGTTAAAATAAAATATAAGATATATGAAAACGCAATTTGAAATTTGGTTAGGAAAGGTTGATGCAGACCGTAAAAAAAGACACGAATCCGGTGATTATTATAGTGATTATACCCCTTTAAAGGTTAAAAAGGGTTCTAAGTTTATGAAAATTATGGATTCAACCCACGTATGGGCGTTCGTTTCAATGTTTGATGGTTACCATATGGGAGTTCCGGTTAAGAAAGGTGATTTAATGAAACCTGCCAGTTGGAGAGCCCCGGCTAAACATAGTAGAGGAAACATATTTGAGGGAACTGCTAAATGGTCACATTATGGCCCAACTTATTTGTAAAATAAGTCCTAAAATATTTGGAAATGTGGAAAAAAAGTTGTAGATTAGCTTTATAAGATTGAGAGATAATAAACTATAAAATATAAAATATAAAATTATGAAACATAGAGCAAAGTATGAAAGGTTGTTAAAAAATTCAAAAGGTGAGTACCGATACCAATTCAATTGGGTAAGTGGTGGGTTCAACGATGTTTGGGCTAAAAACCTTAAAGAGTTCAAATCAGAACTTAAACGCCAGTTCGGTAATTCCAACTTAGATGTGGATTACAATACACTTCACAAAGCAACCGAAAGTGGTGCTAGAAGTTGGGATAAGGCAGGAGATATGTTGTGTTGGTAACCCTTAAAATATAAAATATGAATATTACAAAAATTAGCAGTTTAACCGGTATTGAACACACATTGAATATCAATGTTACTCAAGATGAGTTATTAAGAGTAGAGAATCGTTACAATTCAAAAGAATTGATACAAAACATCGTTCCAAACTTAACAATGGACGAAAGGGAGTTCCTTATGACGGGGATTACCAATGAGGAATGGATTAGAGTATTTGGCGAAATAGATTAATTAAAACTTAAAACATAAAAGACATGAATTATTCAGAATTATCAAAATTATCAGTAGCAGAATTGCGTAATGTTAACCAAATGGTTATTGAACTGATTAAACAAAAACGTACCATAGAATCGTTAGAAAAGAAATTGTCATTGCAAGTAGGTATGACGGTTAAAGTAAATCACCCCAAATTAATGGGTAGAGAGTTAGAGGTCGTTAAAATCAACCGAACTAAAGCTAATTTGAGAGTAAAAGGTGGATTTGCTTCATACAACGTACCGGTCTCAATGATTGAGTATTAAGATATTAGTTTTGTTTGTTTGTTCATTTGTTAAAGGGAGATTTCTCCCTTTTTTTGTATATAATATTTATAATAATGACAAATAATAGATTATTTACATTTGGATGTAGTTACACAAAATATAAATGGCCCACCTGGGCTAACATAATAGCAACAAATTTTGAACAACATTATAATTGTGCACAACAAGGGGCAGGTAATTATTATGCTGCTGAAAAATTATACGAAATGCATTTAAAAGTAAACATAACTAAAAACGACGTGGTGTTAATAATGTTAAGTAGTTTTAATAGATTGGATATATATAACCCAAAGTATAAAGCTTTTATATTAAATGGAAATATTTACAACTCAGAACATATTTTTGGTGAAAAATTTGTAAGAGAGGTGTGGAATGATGAACATTCAATATACAACACTTGGTTTATGGTTAAAACTATGACGACATTATTAGATGGGATTGGATGCAAGTATAAAATACTTCAAGCATTTGATTTATTAGAAACTGATATGGGCACCACACTAAAAACTGATGATAATGTAAATTTACTTATTAGTGATTACAAAAAGAATGTCTACATTAATGAAAGTTTACAATCATATTCTTCAAAAACTAGCCCACAATCATATGGTTTTAAAGATACTCCAATTCCATATGAATTAGATGGTCACCCAACCATAATGTGTCATCACAATTTTGTAAAAGAACATTTATCAGAATATTATGATGATAATATGCTAAGTATAGCAAAAATATGGGAATCCGAATTACCAGATACCAGCGAATTATGTATACGTTATCCGTTTTCAAAACAAAAAATAAATTCAAAAATTATTTAAATTAACCTTTTTATATACTTATTACTATAAAGGAACAAAAGTAAATGGAAAAATTAGCATCAATATTCTTTCATAGTAGAACACAAACCCACATATTCCATTTAGGAGTAACTGGTCCTGGTTCATATTCAATGCATAAGGCGTTAAATAAATACTATGATGGTATACTAGATTTAATGGATGAATTATTAGAAGCTTATCAGGGTAAATACGGAATTATAACATTTAAACCAGTAAACGGACTTGATACTGATGCATCAAAGGAAAACATAATCGCATATTTTGATAAATTAATTAAATTTTTAGAAACCGAAAGACAAACTGAACAATTAAAAGATAGTTGGATTCAAAATGAATTAGATAATATTGCTAAACTGCTATATACTACAAAATATAAATTAGTAAACTTAGGATAATAGATATAAAACATAAGATTTGAAAGGGAGTGGATTTATTCACTCCCTTTTTTGTTATTTTATATTTATATAAGAATAAATGTATTAAGGAGAATAAATATGTCGCAATCAAGAGTATGGACAGGTACGGCAACTTTCGTTACCGGTTCATCTACCCCATTCGGATTATATGATAATGATTCAAACTTTCAATTAGATGCCCCTAAAGTTGCATCGTGGTGTGCACAGAGGTTGGGTTATCCAATTGTAGATGTAGAATTGATATCAAGTAGTTTCTTTGCGGTGTTTGAAGAGGCAGTGAGTGAATATTCTGCACAAGTCAATCAATTTAACATACGAAACAATATGGGTGCCCTTGAAGGTCAACCCACAAGTTCAAATTTCACCAATAAATCAGTATTAGGAAGTGAATTGAACAATGTAATTACTATTGCCGAAGGTTATGGTACTCAAGCAAATGTTGGTGGTAGAATTGATATTAAAAGGGGAAGTATCCTTGCATCGGCGGGTACTCAAAGTTATGATTTACAAGAATTATGGGGTGATGTAAGTGAAAGTGGCGAAAGACTTGATATAACTAAAGTATTTTACGAAGCCACTCCGGCAATATCTCGTTTCTTTGACCCTTATTCAGTTTCTGGACAAGGTACATTGAACTTAATCGATGAATTCGGGTTTGGTTCATTCTCCCCAGCCGCACAATTTATTCTAATGCCAATGTATGAGGATATGTTAAGAATTCAAGCGATTGAATTCAACGACCAATTCCGTAAATCTGCATTTAGTTTTAATATTGTCAATAATAAAATACAAATATTCCCAATACCAACTGCAACTGAAAGATTATGGTTTGAGTATATGGTAAAAAAGGATTTCAGAGAAGGAAATACTATAATAACACCAAATGTTGTAAGTGATTATTCAAATGTTGGATATCAGTTTCAAGATTACTCAAAAATTAATGATGTTGGTAAACAATGGATTAGAAAATACACACTTGCACTTGCTAAAGAATTATTAGGTGCAATTAGAGAAAAATATTCTACTATACCAATTCCTGGTTCGGATGTTTCATTAGATGGTGCAGCACTAAGAGCAGAAGCACAAACTGAAAAGGAATCATTAGTAACTCAATTGAGAGAAAACTTAGAAGAGGTTAGTAAAAAGACCAGAATGGAAAATGAATCCAATATGGTTGAACAACAACAAAAAATAATTAAATCAGTTCCATTAGCAATATACATAGGATAATAATATATGCCAAAGTTTTTTCATAGTAGAGATTTGGAATTCATAAAAACTATCGCTGAAGAAGTGGTAGATTATGTAGTGGAAACGACTATTACTCTATTCAAAATATCAGTTGGTGAATCAAAAACTAATTTATATGGTGAATCATTGGGTAAAATATACCATGCACCTGCTAATTTAATGTGTATTGTTGATAGGGAGAATACTACTTCAAATTATGATGAATTTGGACCGGATACACAACAAAATGTAGAATTCCGTTTTAATAAAGAAAGATTAAGAACACATGAGATACCAAAGGTACGAGATATCAATGGTAACGAAATTCCTGCGGATGCAATACAAAATACACAATACGGATATCCTGAAATCGGAGATATTATTTTATTTGATGAATTTTATTATGAAATAAATAATGTTATGGATACTATGTTAATAGGTGGTTCATCAAAAATATATGACCAAACTACCAACACATTCGCAGATGCAAGTATGCAACTTGTTGCTACTGGTATGATGGTAAAACGTTCGCAAGTACAAATTGAGGAGAGAACATACTAATGGCCGTAGACCCACTAAAAAACCCACTAAATAGAGCAGAACAACTTAAAACTGAACCTAAAAATCAGTTTAAAGGAGTAAAGTTATACGATGTTGATTTGGCAATTGCTGAACATATGGTAGATACTGTTGTTCCTAATTTAGAACTTTTAGGTGAATCGATAAAAGTACCTGTAATATATGGTAATCCAGAAAGATGGAAAGCTATAAGAAGGGATGGCTTTTTAAGAGATAAAAACGGACAAGTTCAAACTCCAATAGTTGTATTTAAACGAAATTCAATTGCTAGAGATGAATCATTGGCTAGTACGATGAATCGTCATGTATCATACCCTACCATATCTATGTATTCTAAAAAACATAAATATGATAAGTTTAGTTTGATGACCGATACTAAAAGACCAGTCGAACAATACAATATAACAATGCCGGATTATGTTAGTGTAACATATGATGTTATTATATGGACAGATTTTACTGAGCATATGAATAAAATCGTTGAAGCATTTCAATATGCAACGGATGAATATTGGGGAGATAAATCTGGGTTTAAATTTCGTACAAAAATAGATTCATTTGAGAATCAACAAGAAGTGGGGGATGGTGCACAAAGAATTGTAAGAACTACATTTACAATGACAGTCAATGCGTACTTATTACCTGAAAAATTTGATAATCAACCAACTACTAAAAAATCATTATCTCCTAAAAAAGTAGTATGGGGAATAGAAACTGATTTATCTGGAGGTAATGTAAATTATACAAAACAACAAATGTATAATGAGTATTCAGACCTAATTGATTTTATTACTATTAGAGGAGCACAAGGTGGGGTATTAGGAAGTTCAGGTTCACCTGTCTTTGTAAACTCATCTACTATTAAGTTAACTAATGTAAAACTACCTATATGCCCGCCAGAATTAAGAAATACTTATGTTGCTGGTGGTGAATGGTTTAAGGTTTATTTAAGTGGAGTATTAATACCATTTATATATTATAGTTATTCATATAATTCAGGAACAAATGAAATAGTATTTTCATTTATTGAACTATGTGAATGGACAAATAATTGTATTGGTATTGAAACTACTGATGAAATAGCAGTAACCGGAAAATTTATTGAATTATGATATATGATTTAAATAAAATATTGAAACAAATTGAAGAACAAAATGAGTATACATTGACCCCAAAGGATATGAATCACCCATTATATTGGATATGGGTTGCAACAAATACTAAACTTAAAGATTTAGAATCATTTCTTAGGCCATTACGTCGCGAACACGCACGTTTTGATATATTTATTAACGGACAATACATATCTGAAAAAGATTATGTAATGGAAGGGTATAATGCAGATATTTTAGTTAAATTTAAAAAAGCTAATTTTGTAAACGCATATGATATTACTACAAACGATAATATTGTAATGAAGGGAGATTTTGAAATACTATGAAAGTAGCACCAAAAATAAAAAAAGTTCCCTTCAATGATAGAAGTCGTATAAAGGAATTAATATATGAGGTATTTGATGATACATTTAGACGTTCATACCAATTAATAGGTGGTACTGATGATATGGAGTTAGATGAACTTACTGATACACTATTTACATTAACTTTAACTAATAAAAAATTTGAATTTGAAGAATTAAAATTTAATAATACCAAAGATTATGTAGATGTATATCTACAAGGTATATTACAAGAACCAACTTCATATGATGTTACAACCAGTGGTAATAATATAATAATAACATTTAATCAAGCAATAGCTTATACTCCAAGTGAGATTCTTATAAGTGAATTTATGGTTAAAGGAAAACTAGTGAATATTTAAGAATTATGGCTACACTTATTAAAAGTAAACAAATACAGGGGGTTGTAACCGCTTCAGTAGTTGAAGGAATATTCACAGTAAGTGGGTCTTTAGTTGCTACGGATATAACCGCATCTGGTAATATAAGGGCCAATACCTTTACGGGTAATGGTGCAGGATTAACTAATATCAATTTTGGTAGTATTGTTAACGCACCAACATTAGTTAGTGGGTCATCTCAAATAATTGGCATCTTAACGGATTTAAATACTTTTAGTGGTTCACAAAATACTAAGGATTTAACTCTTGCTACTTATACTGCATCGGTTACTTCACAACTTTCAAACTTAACCCAAGCAACTTCATCTTACGAAACAAAGGGTAGAGGAATTATTAGTTCATCTGCACAAATCAGTGCGTTAGGATATGTAGTAGGGGGTGGAGGAGGTGGTACGGATGATTATACTCAACTTATAAACGTACCGAATGGTATTATAAGTGGTAGTTCACAAATTACCGCATTAGGATTTGTTAGTTCATCTGCTTCAGTACCTACCGGAACTATTAGTGGTTCTGCACAAATAACTTCATTGGGATTTGTCAGTTCTTCAACTGATATATCTGCATTAAATGCGTTTACTTCATCAATAAATCAAAAATTTGATACTCTTGCTACTCAATCAGGTAGTTTTGGAGGCGGAACAACCATACCGGCTGGAACAATCAGTTCTTCTGCACAAATTACAGCGTTAGGATTTGTTAGTTCATCGGATTCAGTACCTACCGGAACAATTAGTGGGTCATCTCAATTAACAGGTTCATTTGATACACGATATACTCTAAGCGGTAGTGTTCAAAACATAATACTACCATCAGATTTAATAAGTTCATCAGCACAAATAACTGCATTAGGATTTGTAAGTGGAAGTTACGCTACAAGTCAATCAGTAGCTGAATTAACGATATCATCATCTTTAATGACTGCATCAATTGTAGGACTTAGAGCAGATGTAGATTCATTAGCATCCGCGGGTGTTCCTGCTGGTACAATAAGTGGGTCTACCCAAATTCAAAGAGCAGGATTCCTTTTATCAAGTTCATTTAATTCATTTACACAATCACTTGCTACAGCAATTACTGCAAGTGGTACGAATGTAACAATTAATGGTAATTTAACAGTTAAAGGAACAACCACCACAATTAACTCAACAACAATTCAGTTAGGTGATAATATTATCGAACTAAATGGTAGGGGTTTACAACATGGTGGTTTATTAGTTAAAGATGCAGATAGTCCAAATGAAATATCTGGTTCTTTACTTTGGGATTCCATTAATGATAGATGGATTGCCGGCCCTAAAGATAGTGAACAAAATATATTATTGGCTGGAAGTGATGGAATAGTATCTGGTTCATCTCAAATTTCATTTACTGATTTAAGTAATCTTCCAAATGGTATTGTAAGTAGTTCTGACCAAATAACATCATCATTAGATGGCGTATTTGCAACTGATGCTGATTTAACCACATTTAGTTCATCAATAGCAACTACATTAGAATCATTATCTCAAAGTAGTGGTTACATTAACTATGTAACTAATAGTGTTGAGCAATTGACAGGAATAGAAGTTGCAGATTTTGATAATAATACTGCGGTAACATTTACAAACGGAGTTCTTAAATTTATTTTTGGAACACCAACCGCACCAACATCAGTAGCTGCATCTTTAAGTGGATTCGAAAGTGATAGGTTCAATAGAGTAACTGATGCGTATTCAGTTAATGGGGCTTGGAATAATCAAGGATATACAATAGTAAGTGCCTCTTTATTTGAAGGGGCAACTCTATTAACACAAGTTGGTAGTGGAACATCATTAACATATAGTACAACAACATCAGGTTCACATACCTATACTTTACAATATACTGCAAGTTCTCCATTGGATGGTTCATTATATAAAACATCGACTACAACAACGGGAACTTTATCTAAATCAAATCCTGCTAATCCGACATTGAGTTCAACTCCATCGGTTCAGTTAGGATATAGTTCAAATCAAATTGAACAAGGTGCAACAGGTAGTATTACATTTACATCATCATCTGCAAATCCTTCTAATAGTTGGAATTTGACAAGTGTAACAACAAATGTGGCTTCACCTTATTATGTAACGGGTTCTGCAACCGGTTCTACTTCAATTAGTATAACCGCAACTGCAAACTATGCATCTCCGTCAGGTGATAATAGTTCTGATTTAACAACAACATCGACTACTACTAATACTTATAGTAAGATTAGAAGTTTAAGATATGGTGCAAGTACGGCAACATCATTTACTGCAGGAGAATTGGAAAACATTGGTGCTTGGGATACTACATTGGGTGGTGCAATAGGAACGATTGTAAAAGGAACAACAACTGCGAGTGGGCAAACCCTAACAATTAGTTGGAGTGGTGATAAATATCTTTATATAGTATTTGATTCAGCTAGAGCAAACTTAACAGGTATCTCAACAAGTGGTTTCGCAGTATTAGGACAATTTACATTAACAACAGTTGGACAATATAAAGTTTATAGAACAACTCTTTTAAATGCAGGTGGTGCAGGAAGTAGTATAACATATATATTAACATAATAAAATAGAAAAGATACAAAATGGCAATCATATTACCTGGTGGATTTAATATAACGAATAGTGAACCGGTCGATGCTAGATTTAGTTTAGCAGACCAAACGGCACGTTATGCATTATCCGCCGCAAACATATATGAAGGTTTACTTGTCTATCAACGCGATACAAACACTATATGGGTATTAAAAGATACCTCAAATGTAGCGAATGTTAATGGTTGGGAGGAAGTCCTATTAAGTAATAGAGGGGCATTTCAAATCTACCCAACTTATGCAGATTTAACCGCTGTTTATGCAAATTATTTTACAGATGGTCAAATCGTTTATGTTGTAGATACCAACACATTATATCAGGCTGATGTAACATACGCAGATTTCTCGAATACGTTTAGTGATTCTATTACTTGGAACACTTACACTTTTGGTGGTGGTAACACATACGAAGCATCTAATGGATTAACCGGTTCAGTATCTGGCACTACAATATCATTTTCATTAGATACTGGCTCTTTACATTTTCAAAGTGGAGTAGAATCTGTAATTTCTTCAGGTTCTTTTACAATTGACTGCGGTAAAATATAATAAATCTAAAATATCTTCATACTTATATTCATAACACTACATAGTGTTTTATTATTTAGGCATATGTCCTTACAACCAAAAAAATAAAGGTTATCATTTAAATTAAAAAAACAAAGAAGGAAAACAATGGCACAAATAATTAAACATAGGAGGGGTTCGTTAGAATCCGTATCAAGTGCTACAAAAAGAGCAGGTGAATTATTAGTTGTAACGGGTTCAGCAGGAATCACAGCAACTAATGGTAACTCAATCTTATTCGTAGGTATTGATGGTTCAACAGTAACTCCCGCAAATAAAATTTTACAAGGAACTGCAACGCCTGATTTAACAGGAGCAACATATGATACCTCAATAGATGGTATTCCATTTTATAACACATCAACTGAAAAATTATTCATCGTTAATAAAGGTGGTAATGTTGAGGTAAAAGCAACAGCAAATACTGGTGGAACAGGAATCGTTTCAGGTTCTGGTCAAGTTGCTGCTTTATTACCGACTGGAACTATTTCAAGTTCTGCACAAGTAGATGCGGATTCAATCACTAACTTTGATTCAAACGTTAAATCTAAATTAGATGCTGACGGTGTAATTTCAGGTTCAGCTGGTATCATCCCATTATTACCAACCGGTACAGTATCGGGTTCTTCACAAATATCTTATGCAAGTATCTCTTCAATTCCAGCAGGAATTGTTAGTGGTTCTTCTCAAGTAACTTTTAGTGGAATTAGTTCATTACCAACATTAGTATCGGGTTCATCTCAAATTGACGCAGATTCGATTACTAACTTTGATTCAAACGTTAAATCTAAATTAGATGCTGATGGAGTAATTTCAGGTTCAGCAGGTATCATTCCATTATTACCAACGGGGACTGTTTCTGGTTCTTCACAAGTAAATGCGGATTCAATTACTAATTTTGATGAAAATGTTAAAGCTAAATTAGATGCTGATGGAGTAGTTTCTGGTTCATCTCAACTAATTGGTATATTAAGTGGTTTAAATTCATTTACACAATCACAAGATAGTAAAAATTCAACTTTAGCAACTTATACTGCATCAGTTGATACTAGTCTTTCTGCTATCAATTCATACACTTCATCATTAAGAGCAGCATTTACTGCAAGTGGTGCAAATGTAACATTTAGTGGTAATGTAACTATTCCTGGTAACTTTACAGTAGCAGGAACACAAACTATTGTAGATTCTACAACGGTTCAAATCGGTGATAATATCATCGAATTAAATGGTTCGGCAGCAGCAAATGGTGGTTTATATGTAAAAGATGCAACCGCACCAAACACTGCAACTGGTTCATTAATTTGGGATACTACAAATGACCAATGGAAAGCTGGAGTTAAAGATTCTGAAATTAAAATAGCATTGATGGGTGGTGATAATGTTGTTACCTCATCTCAACAAATACTTTTAACACAAGTAGACGGATACGATACATATAGTGGTTCAGTAGCAACAGCAATCAGTGCATCAACCGCAGCAGCTACATGGGAAAACCTTAATGGTAAACCAGGTGGAATTGTTAGTGGTTCATCTCAAGTAGTTGGATACTTATCAGGTTCAAATGTGAATCTTGCAGGTATTTCTGGTTCATCTTTGAACATTACAGGAAACGCTAAAATTGATGGTAACTTAACTTTAGGTGGTAATATCACAATTGGTGATGCTACAACTGATACAGTATCATTCGCAGCAGATTTAACTTCAGACATTATACCTTCTGGTTCTAATGTTCGTAGTTTAGGTTCTGATACTAGATTATTTGCTAATGTTTACGCAACTAACGTATATGGAGCAATTAACGCTACAAATGGTGTAGTTTCGGGTTCATCTCAAATATTAGGTGGAAGTGGATTATTTAGTAGTTCTGCACAGGTAAACGCAGATTCAATTACTAACTTTGATGAAAATGTTAAAGCTAAATTAAACGCGGATACAGTAGTTTCGGGTTCATCTCAAATTACTTACGCAAATATATCTTCAATCCCTGCAGGAATCGTTTCTGGTTCTTCTCAATTGGATTCAACTACAATCAATCTTGCAACATTAACAAATGTATCTGCAAGTGGTTCATTTAGTGGTTCACATTTTGGAACATTCTCAGGAGATGGTTCTGCATTAACAGGTATTGCAAGTACATTAGCATTTAGTGGTTCTACTGGTAATGATACACTTAATTTGAAAACTGAAGCTTTATTAGTAACGGGTTCAAATTCAATATCTGCAGCAGTATCAGCTAATACAATTACAATTACAGCTGATAATGCAAGTACATCTGCAAAGGGTGTTGCTTCATTTGATGCTACTAATTTCGGTGTAACTTCTGGTAATGTCGCAATTAAAGCAGGTGGTGTAAACGCTGCAACTTTAAACGCTGATGTCGCAGGAACTGGTCTTTCTTTAGATGGTGGTGATAATTCATTAAAAGTGGATTATGGTTCAACCTCTGGTACTGCAGTAGAAGGTAACACTTCATTGACAGTTCAAGGAACAGCTAATGAAATCGAAATCACAGGTGGTTCAGTAACTTTAGGTTCAGGCGGGACAGTAACTATCGGTTTACCTGATAACGTAACGGTTTCTGGTTCATTTACTGCAAATGGTAATGTTTTCTTAGGTAATTCAACTGCAGATTCAGTAACAATCGCTGGTAACTTATATGTTCAAGGTACAACTACAACAGTTGATTCTACGACCGTACAAATCGGTGATAACGTTCTTGAATTAAACGGAAGTGGAGCAGCAAATGGTGGTTTATTAGTAAAAGATGCTACTAATCCAAACACTGCATCTGGTTCTTTACTTTGGGATTCTACATCTGATTATTGGAAAGCTGGAGCGTTAGGTTCTGAAAAAGAACTTGCTAGATTCAGTGCAACTCCAACATCAGGTTCAGTTCAAGTAGTAGGAGCAAGTGGATTATTTGTAAATTCTCAAATTTCTGATGATGCGGTTAAAGTAACTATCGGAACTGATTTGATAATTACCGGATTAACTGCTAACTCATTCGTAGTATCGAATGGTTCTAAGAAGTTAATTTCAGTAACTCCATCAAACGCTGGTGATTTGATTCAATGGAATGGTTCATCATTCATTGCTTCAAACGAATTAGATGGCGGAACATTCTAATACGGAATAAATAAAAAATCAAAATCCCTCACAATAGTGGGGGATTTTTTTTAACTTTTTATTTTTCAATACTTATATAGGTGATATAACTATTATATCTCACTTACATTTTATTAAATGTCTATATTTATAGGAAATAAAATAGGAAATTTCAATTAATGGCTGCAATATTACAATTACGAAGAGGTACATCTAATGCATCTCCATCATTAGATGAGGGTGAATTATATTTACATCAAGGTTCGGGTTCAATTCAATTTGGAAGTGGCTCACTTACCATAGGTGATGGATTAACAAAAACATATACATTATTACCATTAAACGCACCTGTAAATGGTAACATAAAGTTAGTTGGTGATATTACTGCTTCTAATATCCTTTTAAGTGGTGATTTAACCGCTAGAGATGTAAGATTAAGTGGAAATATTTATTTAGGTGATAGTGGTAGTGATAATATAATCGTCACTGCACAAGTGAGTGGTTCATTGATACCTTCTGCATCAAATGAATACGATTTAGGTAGTGATATTCGTAAATGGAAAAAATTATATGCAGTTTCTGCATCAATAGATAGTATATTAGTACCAGGAAGTGGTATTTTATCATCATCTGGTATTTCTTTTGATTTATATACCGGAAGTGTTGATACTAAAAATATAACTTTAGCAAATGTAACAAGTTCTTTATTATCATCCCAAACTAATTTAAATTTATATACATCTTCACAAGATACAAAAAATTCAACATTAGGAAATTACACTGCTAGTTTAGATACTAAGAATTCTACTTTAAGAGATTACACTGCAAGTTTAGATACTAAGAATTCTACTTTAGGAAATTATACTGCTTCAATTGATACAAAATGGAGTACGTTATCAAATGTAACCCAATCAATTTTATCAGCAACTTCATCATTAAATTCTTATACACAATCGCAAGATACTAAAAATAGTACTCTTGCAATTTATACTGCTTCAATAGATACTAAATGGGAAACATTATTAAATGTAACCTCATCAGTTTTATCAGCAACAGCATCATTAAATTCTTACACATCTTCACAAGATACTAAGAATAGTACTCTTGCAAATTATACTTCAAGTTTAGATACTAAGAATTCAACATTAGCTTTATTAACGAGTTCTTTGTTACTATTTACTGCATCTGAAGAATCAAAAAATTCAACTTTAGCAATTTATACTGCTTCAATAGATACTAAATGGGAAACATTATTAAATGTAACCTCATCAGTTTTATTATATACTCAATCTTTAAAAGATGCAATAACAGTTACTGGTCAAGATGGTTCATCGATTACTACGATTAAAGGAAATTTAGTAGTTCAAGGAACACAAACATCAATTAATTCAACTGCAATTGTATTGGGTGATAATATCATCGAATTAAATGGTACAGGTGTAGCGAATGGTGGTTTATTGGTTAAAGACCCGACTGGTGCTTCCGAAATTAGTGGTTCTCTATTATGGGATTCAAGTAATGATTATTGGATAGGTGGTAAAAAAGATTTAGAATCAAAGATACTTTTAGCTGGAGGAGATGGGATAGTTTCATCATCCGCACAAGTGACTTCATTATTACCATCCGGTGTAGTTAGTGGTTCTCAACAAGTAACAAGCTCATTAGATAATAGATATTTAATGATTGATGGTGATTCAGTAGTTTCATCATCTGCACAAATCGTAAGTATATTAAGTGATTTAAATTCTTACACATCTTCACAAGATACTAAGAATACAACTTTAGGAAATTATACATCAAGTTTAGATACTAAGAATATAACATTACAAAATTTAACTGGTTCATTTGCAACAACTGGTTCAAATACATTTAAAGGTGAGCAAATAATAAGTTCTTCTTTAATAGTAACTAATGAAATTAAAGGTATTGGAAATATATTTTTACAACCTGATGTTAATGATGCAAGATATTTTCAAATTTATAATACTGCGGCACCTTCGGGTAATGATATTCACTTTAAAGGTAATGCAGATTTCAACTACTTTGGTGACGATATCAATTACTTAAAAATAGATGATACTGCACAAACTATAACTATTACCAGTGCTAATGGTGTATTTGTTAGTTCTTCATTAAATGTAACAGGTGCAGTAAGTGCATCAGCAGGATTTACTGGTTCAATCATCGGTGTAATCAATGCAACAAATGGTGTAGTTAGTGGTTCATCTCAAGTAGTATATACATCATTAACATCAATCCCTGCGGGCATAGTTAGTGGTTCTTCACAGATACCATCATTATTACCAACTGGTGTAGTTAGTGGTTCTCAGCAAGTAACAGGTTCATTAGATTTAAGATATGCACCATCCGCATCATTTGCTACCTTATTAGGTGCAAATACATTAGCATCATTAGGTTCGGCAGCGTTTTACAATGTAACATCATCAGTAGACGTTGTACTTGTAAGTGGAAGTATTAATTATATAAATAATCATTTACTTACTGCAGGTGCTACTAAAAAATATATAGATTGGAGAACCGAAGAACTTTTAGCGGCCGCAGCTGTTGCAGATATTTTATCGGTAGCTGCGGGAGATGGATTAGGCGGAGGGGGATTATCAGGTGATGTAACTCTTACATTAAATACCGGTTCTACACATTTTACAAATGGTGTTGATGCTAGACTAATTCCATTGACATCATTAAATTCTTATACATCTTCACAAGATACGAAGAATTCAACTCTTGCTATTTATACAGCTTCGATTGATTCACATATTTCAAATCTAAATACTGCAACGTCATCTTACGAAACAAACGGAAGAGGTATTGTATCTGGTTCATCACAAATATTCGGTGGAAGTGGACTAGTTAGTGGAAGTTCTCAAATAACATATACGGGTATCTCTTCAATTCCAACAGGAATTGTTAGTGGGTCATCTCAAATAATAGAATTATTACCAACCGGCGTAGTTAGTGGGTCATCACAAATATTAGGAGGAAGTGGAGTTTGGAGTGGTTCAGGTCAATTACCAAATGGAATAATTTCGGGGTCATCTCAATTAAGTGGAACAACTATTACAGATTTAACTATTGTTAATTTAACAACAATTAATGAAACGGCATCAGTTATATTCAGTAGTGGCTCTAATAGGTTTGGCGATTTTGGAAATGATACACATGAATTTACAGGTTCAGTTCAAATAACAGGTTCACTTACAACAATAGGTGATGTAACTGCAACTTCATTTAATGGAGTAATAAATGCTACAAATGGTGTTATCTCAGGGTCTTCACAGCTTACCGCTACATTGCCATCCGGAGTTGTAAGTGGGTCATCTCAAGTAGATTTGACATCAACTACAAATTATAGTACTGGTATTAAAACAAGATTAAATGCAGAAGGAGTTATTTCGGGTTCATCACAAATAACCAGAACATTACAACAAATAACTGATACCGGTGCATCAACATCAACTGCAATCACAATTACAAATGCTACCGCATCGACTGATAAAACAACTGGTGCATTTATCGTAACAGGTGGTATAGGGGTAAGTGGTGATATCAATGCAGGAGGTGATATTGTTGCTTTTGCATCATCAGATATTAGATTAAAAAATAATATCAAACCAATCGAATCCCCATTAGAAAAGATTTCTAAAATTAATGGCTGTGAGTTTGAATGGAATGATGAGTTACAATCTATTTATAGTGGTAAAGATTACGGAGTAATCGCTCAAGAAATCGAAGAAGTATTCCCTGAATTAGTACAAACAAGAGAAAATGGTTACAAAGCAGTTAAATATGATAAATTAGTATCCGTTTTAATTGAAGGTATTAAGGAATTAACCAAACAAGTGGAATATTTAAAAACCAAAATAGAAAATTAATGGCACAAATTATTAAATTCAAAAGGTCAACGACCGCTGGAGCAATACCCGAAACTGGTTCACTACAATATGGTGAAATAGCAATGAACGTTACCGATGGTAAGGTATTTTTTAGAAAATCAGGTTCAGTAGACTCGGTAGAATCATTAGTAACAACTAATACTTCAACTGCCATTGCTGGTAACCTTAATATAACAGGTTCAATTACCGCATCATTTTTTAAAGGTGATGGTAGTGGGTTAGAAAATATAACAGTTGCACAAGCAGCAACAGTTCAACGTTCTTTTACTGCTTCATCAAGTTGGGTAGTTAACCATAATTTGAATACTCCCAATGCAATAGCACAAGTGTTTGATGCAGAAGGATATCAAATAATCCCATCAACATTAAGACATACTGACGATAATACTATAACAATTACATTCGAATCCGCTAGAAGTGGTTATGTAGTTGTAGCAAAAGGTGGTCATATTCTTAGTGGTTCGATTGATTCAAGTAAAATTATAGGTTTTGATGCTTCAGTAACAAATCAAGTAAATGTACTTGGTTTATTTAGTGGTTCGGCTCAAATAACATTGAGCGGAGATGTGACAGGAACAGCAAATGCAACAACAATATCTAGTATAGATGGTGGTTCAATTTAAAAAAAATATATTTATTAGTAAATAAAATAAAAAAAAATCAAAAGCGATGATAATACATAGTCCCATAATTTCAGGTTCACTAACCTTTGCAAATGGTGCAACATTCACCTTACCGGATAATGGTATATATAGTGGTTCATTTAGTGGTTCGGTTGCAGGTTTAGGAGACCCGTCAAGTTTTTCTGCATCATTACAAACTAAAATTCAACAATTAAATATTGATACTGGCTCTCAAGATGCTAGATTGGATTTAATTGAATCGTATACATCATCGTTAGAAACTAAGAATTCAACTCTTGCTATTTATACTGCATCAGTTGATACACAACTTTCAAACTTAAACTCTGCAACTTCATCTTATGAAACAAAGGGTAGAGGATTGGTTAGTGGGTCATCTCAAATAACTTATGCTAGTATCTCTTCAATCCCAGCTGGAATTGTAAGTGGTTCTACTCAAGTAACTGAATTGTTACCAACCGGTGTAATCTCTGGTTCTGCACAACTTACTTCAACATTACCAACTGGCGTTGTTAGTGGTAGTTCACAAGTAGTTGGTATATTATCAGATTTAAATACTTTTAGTGGGTCTGAAGAATCAAAAAACTCAACTCTTGCTACTTACACTGCAAGTTTAGATACTAAGAATACAACTCTTGCAAATGTAACAGGCTCTTTATTATCATCACAAACAAGTTTAAATACATATACATCATCTCTTAATGGAGCAATTCAACTTACGGGTTCAACTGTTTCATTTTTGGGAGATATAGTTGTATATGGAACACAATCTATAATTAATTCAACAAATTTAGCAATACAAGATAATCTCATTTACTTAAACGAAGGTTCTACTATAACTAATCCTGACTTAGGTATTGTTGGTAATTATAATGATGGAGTGTATCGACACGCTGGTATTTTTAGAGATGCAAGTGATGGTGGTACTTGGAAAGTATTCGAAGGATACACATCAGAACCATCTGGTACACTTGATACGACCGGTAATGGATTTACATTAGCAGATTTTAAAGCAGATGTAATTACCGCAACTTCATTTAATGGAGTGATAAATGCAACTAATGGTGTAATATCTGGCTCTTCACAACTTACCGCAACATTACCAACCGGAGTAGTTTCGGGTTCATCTCAAATAACTCTATCATCAACAACAGGATATGGTTCAGTATTAAACCAAGCAGTTTTAACTTCATCATCCCCAACTTTCGCAGGTTTAACAATTAACGGAGCAATAACTGCAACGGGTGATATTACAGCATTCTCTGCTTCAGATATTCGTTTCAAAGAAAATATTACAGCAATCGAATCTCCAATCGAAAAAATCAAAATGATTAGTGGTAACACATACGATTGGAAAGCAGAAAATAAAGATATACATGGATTTGAAGGAAACGATGTCGGTGTAATCGCACAAGAAATTGAAGTAGTTCTTCCACAATTAGTTGTAACTCGTGATAATGGATACAAAGCGGTTAAATATGACAAATTAGTTGCTCTATTAATCGAAGGTATAAAAGAACAACAAAAACAAATTGAAGATTTATCAAACAAAATTAATAAATTAGAAACTGGACTATAACCTACACGGGTTATAGTTCACAAACTTCTTATATAAGGAGTTTCTAATTAAGTAATTATATAATGAAATTATTAAGTCATACATATGGCACAAGTATTAAAGCTAAAAAGAACGGCAGTTCAGGGAAAATCACCTACAACCGACACTCTTGAGTTAGGAGAGTTGGCAATAAACACTTACGATGGTAAGTTGTATTTTGAAAAAGATAACGGAGTCCCTTCCATACAATCAATAGTTGTTACTGATGCCCTAATTTCTGGTTCAATTAATATCGGTGGTGCTATAACGGCTTCAAATTTCATAGGAAATGGTTCTCAAATAACATTCGGTGGGACTGGAATGGTTTCCGGCTCATCTCAATTAACATCCTCATTAGATTCAAGATATTTAAATACATTAGGTGAAGGAACTATTAGTGGTTCTTTCACTGGTTCGTTTGGAGGAGATGGTAGTGGATTAATCAACCTACCTGCATCCGATATCTCTCAAGTAGCAACTGTTAATTACGCTTTCTTTAATTCCTCAAACATATCAGTTAGTCATAATTTTAATTCACGAAATGTAATTATTTCGGTATATGATTCTAATTATGCACAAATAATTCCATCATCAGTAACTCTTACGGATTTAAATACTTCAACAATAGTATTAACATCTGCTCAAAGTGGTTATGTAGTTGTTGCTAAAGGTGGTCACATCGTTAGTGGTTCTGCGGATGATTCGAATAAATTAAATGGTCAATCCGGTTCATATTATTTAGATTATACAAATCATACAAATAAACCAAGCGGATTAGTAAGTGGTTCATCTCAGATAGTTAGTATATTGAGTTCATTAAATTCGTATACACAATCACAAGATACTAAGAACTCAACCCTTGCAACATATACTGCTTCAATTGATAATGAGTTAGATAGAATACACGAATCAACTGCATCTTTAAACACATATACATCCTCTCTTAAAACCGCTTTAGAGTTGGCAGGTTCGAATGTAATTGTTTTAGGTAATTTGACCGTTAGAGGAACAACAACATCGATAGAATCAACTACAATTCAGTTAAACGATAATATCATTGAATTAAATGGTAGTGGTGTAGCAAATGGTGGTTTGATAGTTAAAGACTCAACGGGTGCTTCTATTATTAGTGGTTCTTTATTATGGGATTCAACTAATGATTATTGGAAAAGTGGATTAAGTGGGTCTGAATCTAAAATATTACTTGCTGGTGGAGATAGCATCGTATCAGGTTCATCTCAAATTACTTTTAGTGGAATCAGTTCATTACCGACATTAATATCCGGGTCAATACAAATATTAGGTGGAAGTAATATTGTATCATCATCAACCCAAATCGTTTCATCATTAGTTAGTGAATCAATCAATTTAGGAACTGGTGCAATTACAGCATCATACTTTGTTGGTGATGGTAGTGGTATTACAAATGTGGTAACTGAAATAGCAGAAGTTGCAACTATCACATCATCATTTGATAACCAATCAACTATTGCGGTAACACACAATTTTAATACTAAAAATGTATTAGTTTCAGTATATGGAACGAATGATTCACAGATAATACCGGCATCGATAACCCTTACTAATAATAATACTGCAACAATAGTGTTATCATCTGCTCAAAGTGGATATGCGGTAGTTGCTAAAGGTGGCCACATAGTAAGTGGTTCTACTTCTTGGAATAACTTAGCAGGAATGCCAAGTGGAATAGTATCTGGTTCATCACAAATAACCACACTAACAACATATAAAGAAACAGTTAGTGGCAATTCAACTTATTCGATTACTCATGGGTTAGGTGAAGAATATCCAATAGTTCAAGCATGGAATACTACTAATAAAAGACAAGAAGTTCCCTCAATTATAGAATCAACCTCAGTTAACGCGTTAACTATAACTTTTGCTGGATTATTTTCTGGACTAATTATAATTAAAAAATAATATAAATGGTTTATGATGTTTATTATACCACAGGTGGTGGACCGTGGGTCAATGCAGGTTCTGATATTTGGGTAAATCTTTGGATGGAATTAATAGCACCTAAATTAGATGTTAAACCAATTCTACTAATTCATAGAAACAAACCCAAAGGACACGAAGATTACGAATTCCCAATAGAAACTTACTGGCATGGTGAAGATATTCAAAAATTTGAAGAACTATGTAAAGGTGCACGAAGAATTAATATTCTACATGGGCATTATACTCCAATGAAACCGATTGTAGATAATAAAGATAAAATTCATTCAAATATATTACACAATTCAGTAGACCATATCCTAAAATCTCAATTTGGAAGTGATTTACCAATAGGACATCATCCTTATATGAGTACGGAATGGGAACAAGAGGTTACTGATTGGTGTGAAAATAATATATGGGTAGGATTATACGATATACTTTATAACAATACAAATATACCAAATTTTTACGAATTTAAATGGAATTTACCTCTATCCGAATCTAATAAATTGGGATTTGCTGCAAGAAGTGAAGGTAGAAAAAACCCACACTATTTAGATAAAATTCCAAGTCTTATTTTCACAAATTCCGAAGAATTTAATTTACTTTGGAAAAATGGAGTAAAGATAGATATTTCAAAATCAAAATTATATCATTACAACCCAGATTTTAAAGATACTTTTTACAATATGGATTGGGGTATATCACATTCATCTTTTATATCAGAACCATTTGGATATTCAATATTCGAAGCGGTTGATAAGGGTAAATTACCAATACTACATTCTAGTTGGTGTAAAGATTTAGAATATCCATACCGAGCATCGTCTAAAACTGAATTTTTCGATATTTATACAAAGATTACTACATTACCTTATTCTGAAAAATTATATTGGTTTAATATTATAAAAACTTATATGATTGAAAAATATACGGATAAGAATAAGTGGATTGATTCATTATTAGATATTTATAACAAATAGGAACAACATAAATGGCAACATTAACATCAGGACAGACCAAAAGTTTAAATAATTTAGCTTCAGCTACCGGTCAAGCTACAAAATCAATGTCAGCAGCAAAAGGAAATTCAACAGGTCCTATTGCAATGTCATCATTTGCAATTGATTCGGTAGATTCGGTAACTGGTTATACATACGCAGTGGAATCTACAACTGAAACATATACATTAGGTTTTACTGGTGCTGGTTCAAATTTTAGTAGAATTAGTGGTAGAGCAGCAAACTTTACATGGAGTGTAGCAGCAGGTTCATATATAACATTGGGAACAAATAGTGGTACAACCGCTACTTTTACAATTTCTAATATGAATCCACAATCACCATCAGCACAAACTTCACTTTTAACTGCACAATCTAATACAATTAGAGCAGTATTTGCAGATGGTTATAATACTCATGCAACTGGATATAATTCAAATAAAGATAAGACGGTTTATTCCGTAGATTCATATGATGGTAACTCAACCGCTTTATGTTTAACAATTGATTCACCAATAGTGTTATCAGATGGTTCAATAGTAGAAGCAGGAGATTTAGTAGAAGGTGATAAGTTAAAAGGTTATTCATTATCTGGTTTAACATTAGATTCTGATAATAATTTCTTTAATTGGTCATCATCTGAATTAGGTCAAGAATTAAAAGAAGTAGAAGTTAAGGGTATTGTATACTCATTCTCATCAAAATATTATGATATAAACAATGGTGGAGTAACTGCAACATCAGAACATCCATTATTAGTAAAAGATTCTGAAGATGGTAAATATAGATTCAAAGAAATATTTAGAATTACAACTGACGATAAATTAGTAAAAGAAGAAGGTGGAGTTTTAGTAGAAAAAGATATTACATCAATTGAATTAATAAATAGAACATCTGAAATCGTTTCAATTGACGTTGAAGATGTAGATACTTATTTGGTAAATGGATATGTAACCCACAATAAAGGTGGAAACACATTTGCAGATTTAGCAGCACCTGGTGCACCAACATCAGTAGCATATGCATCTCCGTTTGTATCGTGGGTTGCACCGGCATCAGTAGGAACAGGTGGTATTACTGCATATGATGTACAAATATCAACAGGAAATACATTTGTTTCTAACACAGTAGATAATACTGAATGGAGTGAAGCTAATATAGAAGTTAATACTCTATTAACTGCAGGGACTTGGTATGTTAGAGTTAGAGCGATTGACCAAGGTCTTAAAGGGACTTGGAGTAGTGCAGTTTCATTTGTTAGATAATTTTTTTATCGTTTGGGGAAAATCTATATATTTATATATATAACTAATTAATAAACAAAATATATCAAAATGGCAGAAAAAATTAAGTTTACGGAAGACGAGGTTAATCAAATTAACGAATTACGAATTGAAGTTGGGTCGGTTTTTACTGAATTAGGACAAATTCATATTGAAAAAAAGAGAAGATTGTCAGAATTAGAAGAAAGAGAAGCAGAATTAATTAAACAACATTCGGAGTTGGTTATCAAAGAAGAAACCTTATTTAAAGGATTAAACGAAAAATACGGCGATGGTGATTATAACCCTACAACGGGAGAATTCACACCAATAGCAGAATAATACTACGTTACGCATATATAAAATAATATTTTAGAAAAAGTATCTAATACTTATATGTGTATCATTACACAAACTTAATAGGAGTAAATAAAATGGCAGAAAAAATTGTATCACCTGGTGTATTCACAAGAGAGAATGATTTATCATTTTTATCACAGGGTATCGGAGAAATTGGAGCAGCAATAGTAGGACCTTTTAGTAAAGGACCAGCATTCTTACCAACTATCGTAAATACACAATCAGAATTTGAAGAAATATTCGGTACACCTGATGGAACATACTATACAGGGTACGCAGTTCAAAACTATCTAAGAGAAGCAGGAACAGTTACGATTGTTCGTGTCGGACACATAGGTGGATATGAACACGCAGCACCACTTGCAATAGTAGTTAGTGGCTCAGCCGCACAAGGTGGAAAAAAAATAGTAGCAACTTTACATTCAACGATTGAATCGATTGAAAGTGTTGGATTATTTAGTGGTTCTACAAATGCAACAATTACATCACCAATTGGAAGTTCTGAATTTTTAATTACAGGCGGTCAATTAAGTGGTTCATTTAGTGCATCAATATTACCATCAGCTGGAAACGATATAGGTGATGTATTTGGTGAATCTCCATTTGGAACTAAAAAAGCATACACATACACTTATTTTGAAAAAACAGCAACTGATTTTTCACAATCATTTGCAACAAGTGCAGCAGATGTTGAATTACTTGAGTTACCAACTCAAATATATAGTGCTACAGATGGTCCAACACACGCATCTACTCCGTGGGTTAAATCTCAATTGATTAGTGGTGAAAGAAGTGACCTTTTCCGTTTCCATACATTAGGTGATGGTAACCCATATAATACTGAATATAAAGTAAGTATTTTTAATGTTAAAGCAGCAGGAGTATCTGGTGCAACTGATTACGCAACATTCTCAGTAGTAATTCGTGGATTCAATGATACCGATAGAAAAAAATCAGTAAAAGAAACATATAATAACGTTAACTTAGACCCAGCATCTCCAAACTATATTGCTAAAGTAATTGGTGATAGAAATTTGACAATTGATGCAAATGGTAAACAAAGTGAAAATGGTGATTACGCAAATCGTTCTAAATTAGTTAGAATAGAAGTGTCACCTGAAGGTACATTCCCTATTATAGCAGCACCTTTTGGACACGAGGCGTATTATAATCCTATAAGATTAGCATCTGGTGCAACAGCTGTATATGTACCTAAAGTTATTTACACATCAGGCTCATTTAGTAATACAGCATCATCTGCATATAGATATTCTGGTATTGATTTAGAAACTAGTGTAGTAAGAATAAACAACACACAATATTTAAAACCACTACCTGATTATAGTGTAGCGGATGAAATCGCAGGTATAACAACCGGTTCAAACCAACTATTTGCATTTGATAACGTAAGTTTAGGATTATCTGCTTCATTATCAACTGATGATACTGCTGAAACAATTGCTAAAAGACAATTTACATTAGGATTTCAAGGTGGATTTGATGGTGTAACTCCAACAAGAGTAATAAATAAAGGTGTAGATATATCATCTGGTAATTCACAAGGATTTAACTTAGCAACATCAATTGCAAGTGGTTCAGTTGCATATGTAAAAGCAATCAACGCGGTATCCAACCCTGATGATTTTGATATTAACTTAATCGCAGTACCAGGTATAATTCGTAGACATCATTCATATGCATTTGATTACATAAGTGAAATGTGTGAGAATCGTGAAGATGTATTCTTCATTGGTGATGTAGTTGGATGTGATAGTACTGATACGATTGATGCAGCAGTAACAGAAGGTGCATCAGTAGATTCTAACTATGTAGGTACTTACTACCCGTGGGTTAAGACAATCGATAGAAACACCAACAAATTAACTGCAGTACCACCATCAGTATTGATGCCAGGTATTTACGCAGCAAATGACGCGGTTGCAGCAGAATGGTTCGCACCAGCTGGTTTAAATCGTGGTGGAATCGTAGGAGCAGTTTCAGTATTGAATAGATTAACACACGCAGAGAGAGATACATTATACGAAGGAAAAATAAATCCTATCGCATCTTTCCCTGGTGAGGGTATCGTGGCATTTGGACAGAAAACATTACAAGAAAAATCATCAGCGTTAGATAGAATCAATGTTAGAAGATTACTTATCAAAGTTAAGAAGTATATCGCTTCTACATCAAGATACTTAGTATTCGAACAAAATACTTCTACCACTCGTTCAAGATTCTTAAATACAGTTAATCCTTATTTAGAAGCAATTCAACAAAGACAAGGTTTATATGCATTTAGAGTAGTAATGGATGAGACTAATAACACTCCTGATGTAATTGATAGAAATATATTGGCTGGACAGATTTTCTTACAACCAACAAAAACAGCTGAATTCATCGTATTAGATTTCAATATCTTACCGACTGGAGCATCGTTCTCAGCATAAATTTTAAAAAAAAGAGAAACCTTATATTTATTAATATAATAGGAGAAAAATAAAATGGCAGAAATATTAGAGTTTAACGAAATGTTCTATACCAACTTTGAACCAAAGATGAAAAATCGTTTCATCATGGAAATCGGTGGTATCCCTTCATATCTTATCAAAGCTGGAAACAGACCAAACATTCAGTTTGAAGTTGTAACACTTGAACACATCAACTTAAAAAGAAAGTTGAAAGGTAAAGGTGAATGGCAAGATTTAGAAATCACATTATATGACCCAATTGTACCATCAGGTGCACAGGCAGTAATGGAGTGGGTTAGAACTTCACATGAATCCCTAACAGGACGTGATGGATATGCAGATTTCTACAAAAAAGATATTGATATCTATATGTTAGGACCAGTTGGTGATAAAATCGAACAATGGAAACTAAAAGGTGCATTTATTTCAAACGCACAATTTGGTGATTTAGATTGGACATCAAATGACCCTGCAGAAATCACATTAACGTTATCTTATGATTACGCAATACTTGAATTCTAATAGAATTAAAATATAAAATTAAGAAAGGAGATAGAAATATCTCCTTTTTTTTCAATTTTTTTTTATTTATATATTTATATACAATAAACAAAATAAAGGTAAAATATGTCACAATACGAATTCGCAACCGAGATAGTATCGTTACCATCACAAGGTAAATGCTATCCAGTAACAAATCCATTATCAAGTGGTAACATTGAATTAAAATACATGACCGCAAGAGAGGAGGAAATTCTTTCATCTCAAAGTCTAATTAAAAAAGGTGTAGTATTAGATAAATTATTCGAAGCAATTATAGTAGATAAAGCAGTAAATCCAGATGATATAATTCTGGGTGATAAGAATGCTATTATGTTGGCAACTCGTATTTTAGGATACGGACCTGATTATAAAATTCAAATACAAACCTCAACCGGAGAAACGGATACAATTAGTGTTGATTTGGGTAAAGTTCAAACAAAGGATATCGATTTTAGTAAATTGACTTCTGATAATCGTTATACATTTAAAACATCTACTGGTAATGTATTAGTTTTTAAATTATTAACTCATGGTGATGAAAAGAGAATTGATGCCGATGTTACTGCAATGAAACGATTAAGTAAAGATTCAATGGGTGGAGAATTAACTACTCGTTATCGTTATATGATAGTTTCCGTTGATGGGAATGAAGATACTAAATCAATTACTGATTTTATTAATAATAAATTTTTATCAAAAGACACTAAATCTTTTAGAGAGCATTTAAAATCAATCCAACCGGATATTAAAATGGAGTTTGATTATACTGACCCAGAGACGGGAGAAACGGAGGTACGCTCTATACCAATGGGCGTAAACTTTTTTTGGCCTTCCGAGTAATTATTCTGTCCTATTACATAAACAAATTTTTGAATTATGTTATCATGGACATGGATTCATTCAATCCGATGTTTATAGATTACCAATTCATTTAAGAAATTTTTATTATAAAGAATTGGTTGATGCTAAGAAAAAGGAAAATGATGCCACAAATAAAGCACAAAAAACTAGCCAACCATCAAAAGGACCTGGTGTAAGAGTGAGGAAATAAATTCCTCACTTTTTTTATGTCTTATATTTATAGTAGTATAAATGGAAAATACTATGAAATTAACTGAAACAAAGAAAAAAAGCATAAAAGAATTTATAACCAAAAAACATTCTATACGAGAAGGTGTAATAGAATATATCTTTGGAAAAATTTTAGTAAATAAACTAAAAAACGATAAAGATTTTGTTGCTATGGCTAATAAATTAGATAGAGATATGCAAGAGCTTAGAGATGAGGTAGAAAGATTAAAAGCTCAAGGGAAACGAATTCCTAACTCATATAAACATATCTTAAACATAGATTAATTTAGAATATTAATATAATGGCAGACCAGCAACAAAATTTAAAATATGCCAAAGAGATGGCAGACAAACAACGGGAGCAAGTTCGTATTCAAGAAGAATACAACGAAGCTATAAAAATGTCTTCATCTCTAAGTAGTAAATTACAGGATGATATAGAGTATACAGTAAAAACAAATGCAGAATTAGGTGAAAAGGCTAAGGAGTATTTGGGTAGTTTAAAATCTTCAATAAGTGGATTATCTTCATCAAAAGATATTAGTAAACAATTAGTCACTATTGAACAAGATAAATTAAAAATACAAAATAATGCATTTAATTTAACTGAAGCCGAAAACACTGCATTATTAGAACAATTAGATATTGCTAAAAGGGCTCTAAATATAGAAGAACAACGGGTATTAATAACTGAAAAAGTAAATCAAGCAGCAACAAAACTATCGGAAACAATGGGGGGTGCGTTTGATGGATTGGTAGCAAGTGTAAAAGAGATACCTGTAATTGGTAAGTTATTAGGTGGGTTGGGTGATATTGGTACAAAAATGTTAAAAGAAAAATTATCCAACGCCGCAATGAAATTTACCACCGATTTTTCTAAAGGTTTGGCAGATGGTAAGGGAACTATGCAAGCATTATCTGGTGCAGCAGGAGGGTTAGGTAAATCATTATCATTTCTTGCAAATCCATACGTTTTAGTAGCAGCAGCAGTATTGGCTGTAGCACTAGCAGGTGTATTAGCATTTTATAAAATGAGTGCAGCAGCTAAACAATTTAGAGAAGAGACTGGGTTATTAAACTCTCAAACAAAAGGTTTAGAAGCTCAAATTGGTAGAGTATATAGTGCAACGGCCCCATTGGGTGGTTCAATGGAAGATGCTTCTAAAGCCGCAACTGCGTTCACACGCGAATTTAGTGGTATCGAATTGGCATCCGATGAAGTACTAACTTCAATGGTAGTAATGAACAAAAATTTTGGAGTTGGAGTAGAAGAAGCATCTAAATTAAATAAAGTAATTCAAAATATAGGTGGATTAAGTGCAGAACAATCACAAGCACTAATAGGTCAAACTGTATCTATGGCTCAGTTAGCCAATGTTGCTCCAAGTCAAGTTATTAAAGATATGGCTGAAAATTCTGAATATGCTTATAAGTATTTTCAGGGTTCTCCGCAAGAACTAGCTAAAGCAGCAGTTCAAGCAGCCAAATTAGGAACATCTATTGGTGAGGCAGGAAAAGTAGCAGATAATTTATTAGATTTTGAAAATAGTATTACCTCAGAATTAGAAGCAAGTGCAATATTAGGTACTAATCTAAATTTAGGTCAAGCAAGATATCTAGCAGCAAATGGAAAAATATTAGAAGCACAACAATCGGTTGTTGACCAAGTAGGACAATTAGGAGATTTGACAAAATTAAATACATTTGAACAAGAGGCCCTTACAAAAGCAACTGGTATGTCAATATCTGATTTAGAAAATCAAAGAAGAATTAAAGAACGATTTAGTGATTTAGATGAAGAACAACTAGCTGCTGCACTACAATTTCAAAAAACGGGTGGTGATATAAGTAAAATGACTAAAGCAGATTTGACAGAACAAACTAAAAAATTAGCCTTACAACAAGAAATGCAAACAGAATTTGATAAATCTGCTAATGCATTAAGTGCAATAGGCAGTGAATTTATGATGTCATTATTACCAATCGGTAAATTTTTAATGGATGTATTGATGGTTGGTATATCATACCTACAAGGGGTATGGGGTCCTATTGCAAAAGCAGTTGGTCATGTTGTAGATGCAGTTAGTAAGATATTTAAACCATTTCAAGATTTATTTGGAACATCTGGGGGTGGTATGATGATGAAAGTATTTGAATTTATTGGTAATATAGTAGGTGGTTCACTTACATTTGCATTTGAATATATAGCAGGTGTAGTTGGTTCAATAGCAGATGTAATTGGTGGGGTATTTAAAATCATAAAAGGTATATTTACTTTGGATTTTGGAATGGTAATGGAAGGACTAGGACAAGGATTAAAAGGTATTTTTGGATATATTTTACGTTTACCTATTGCATTATTTAACGCGTTTTTAGATATGTTCCCTGATTTGGGTGCAAAAATTGTAGATTTCTTTAGTAGTATTGGTAGTAAAATGAAAGGATTTTTTTCAGGTATACTACCCTCTTGGTTAGGAGGTTCTAAAAGTGATGCATCAAAAGTACAATCGGAAGCAGCAACAACACCTCCACCTGCAATAAATGACGGTATTGTTCAAAATGGTAAAATAATAAGTACAAATCCAGCAGATACTTTAATAGCAACAAAAAAACCTAACGAATTAGTAAACTCAGTAAAACCACCAGATGGATTATCAACTCCAGTAGCTCCAGCTGAAGGTGGTATAGGTGGGTTATTAAATGGTGTAGGTGATTATATGGGTAAAGTTGCAGGTTCATTCAATGGTAGCAATAGAATTATAGAAAAATTAGATGAATTAATACTTGCTACACGCGGCGGTAAAAATATCTATATGGATAGAGAAAAAGTTTCATCAGCAGTCGCAACAACAAACGAAAAAAGTGGTGAAAACCGATTTGGATTAATGGGAGCTTAATTATGCCAACAATATTAGAATTATTTAGAGGTTCGAATAAAGATATAACTCCAACCATATTGGACTTAACTCCCGTGCAAGAATTATTTGTAGGTTCTACTCAAGAAAAAAGTGTAAAATCAGACCAAATAAATTTAATAGAACAAGAACTTAGTGGTATTCGTATAAAAACTAAGGTAGAATTAAATAATCCATTAATTTATGGTAACGAAGCAATTCGTATAGCAACTCGTTCAACATCATCGGTTGAGAAAATGAAACAGGCAACTGGTGGAAGTGCAGGAGATGGTGGATTGATTGGTAAAGGATTAGGTGCTATTACCGGTGGTAAATTTGGTAAATTTGTTTTTGGTGGTAAAGTTACATCATTATCTCAAGCAAGAGATGGTGTAAATTCACGTATAGGTATTCCAGGAAATGCTATCCCAACTTATGTATATAATACAAATGGATTACAATCAGGATTAGAACCAGATACAATGATTACTCTTGCAAAAATTAGAAATGATGCAAAGGGTACAATCGTTGGCACATTCCTAAAAAATACCGGTGGTGGTAATCCAAAAACAATTGGCAAACAAATAATAGGTCAGGGTATCTCATTAGTAAAGGATAAATTAAGAACTGCTCTATTTGGTAATCCAAATACATTAGGTGCTAATACCGCAGGTGCAACTGATAAGTACGAATATAGTTCAAAACTACCATATTCAAAACAAATTGATAATGTTAAATTTAATTCAAAATCAGTAAGTAAAGTAGATAAAGGTGCAACTGATATTACTAAAAAAGTAACTCAATTACAACTTGATGCTAAGAAAAAATTAGGAGAGGCATCTACAAACGCAACTGCATCTCTAAAACAAAAACTAAAAGGTTCTGCATCACCAACTGCACTTGATAAACTTTTAGAAGAAAAAGCTAAAGAAAAAGCTGATAATGCTAGACCATATAATGAAAAATATAGTTCATATATAACATCGAATAGTAAAGAAACTAATTTAGGAATACCAACTGCTGAATCTACCGATACTGCAAAAAAAGATTCGGCAGAGATTGGTAAGGCTAAAGAAAAATTAGGGTCAACTACTACCTCAGTAAAAGATAAACTAAAAGGTACGGAATCTAAATCTGAAATAGATAAAGCAGTTGAATCAAAAACTAAAACAACTACTGCTACCGAAAAAACATATAGTGAAAAAATGGATGTTAATACCTTAAATGGAATTGACTTATCCTTAGTATCTCCTGTGTATGGAATTGATAGAAGAAACACAAAAGGTGTGTTTGGTACATCACCAAACGCATTTAAAGATATAAAAAATAATACTGGTGCTGTTATGCCCAATGACCCAACTAATCCATATAGTGGAGTAGTAGGTGGTCAAAAAATTCCTACATTGGAAACAAAATATGGAATAACAAGTAATAAAGGTGATTTAATTAATAGTTCTTATGGAGTAAAAGGTAATGGTAATGGAGATGATAAAGATTTAGTAACATTTTCAATAGCAGGGGTAGGTGATTCTCAAAAAGTATATTTCAGAACCCTAATAACAAGTTTAAGCGAAACAGTTTCACCAACTTGGGATTCTGCAAAATTTGTTGGTAATCCATATAGTTACTACACATATGGTGGAGTAGAAAGAACCCTATCATTACAATTAAAAATGTATTGTATGAATTCAGCTGAATTATCAACAATGTGGCAACGAATTCAATTTTTAACTGGTAAAGCATATCCAACTATTGATAAAAATAATTTAGTGAATCCACCATTTATTGAATTTACATTGGGTAATATGTATCAACAGAAAACTGCATTTATAAACTCTCTTTCGTATACATTCCCTGATGATGGTGTATGGGAAACTGCAAATGGTAATCAATTACCAAAAATAGTTGAAGTCCAAATGGAATTTAAATTTGTTGAAAATATTGGTGCAGAACTTAAACTTTATGGAACTCCAATTTCTAAAGAGGCAGTTAAAGTAATTAATAAGAGAAAGGCTCAACAATCCGGCAACACAACTGCTGTAAGTCAACAACCAAAAACAGGTGGCGGTGCGCCAACTACAAATAGTGGAGGAACTGCAAGTACACCTCAAGTAGTTCAACCAACAACACCTCCGGCACCAATTAATAGTGTAGGTGTACCACAAACCCAAGCACCTAAAACCGAATCAAAGAGTGGTGGTATGTTAGGAGTAGATTCTACACCAAAATCATTAGATACAGGGAAACCAGCGGAAACCCCAAAAGAAAGTAGCGATGCGGCTTCATTGGCTGCAATTGTAGCTACTACTGAAACATCGTTTGAAGAAAAATCTAAAAAAGCATACGAAAAATATAAGAGTCAAGGGATTTCAGACAAGATATCAGGTTGGTTTAGTAATTTAGAAGCGAATGAT